TTAGATTGTGGGCTATATTGTGGAGGGTGTTTCTTTGCTTCATCAGTTTCATTTAATTCTTTGCCAGTTGATGTACTATATTTTTTACCATCGAAGGTGAATGATTTTTTACCAGCTTTTTTGGCCTTCTTTTTTTCTTCACTGAATGCCCACGTGTAACTGTTTTCATCTGTTTCATCTATTTCTGCTAAAATTTTGTCTAAACTTCTCACATGCATTTCTCTCGGCCCTCCTTCAATGGCAGATCTTTGTGCGTTTGCTTTCTTTTTACTAGTGTGGCAACCAGCTCTGACGTAACCAGCTTTTGTTTTCTTCTTCTTGGTCTTTTTTTTAGGCTTGTATTCTAAAACATATTTACCTTTTTTGCCATCAGACCTACGGCACTTAACTTTTCTAACTCTATAAGGCATTCTTACATTCCTTGCATACGGTTACTTTCTGTAATTTCTAAAACGAGATCACCATCACCTTTAATTATTCTATGATATTCGTTTTTTGGTATAAAAAAGTGTAGCCCTTCATATATTTCAAAAGGGACTTCATTATCAAATTGAAATTGCCATTTACCGGAGACAACACGGATATGCCTATCATTAGCATCTCTGTGCCACACTAATTCTTTTTCTGGAGTTTCTTTTTTAAAAACTCTTTTAAATGTATGTTGATCAACTTTTATATCTTCGTAAGGTTTCATGTTACCACCATGTGAATTTACTTTTTCCGCCAGTTAGATTAGGGTATCTGCCAATACGACAAGCCCAATAACCGGCCGTAGTTTTATCTTTTTTCTCTGGGCATCGATGTCTTGCTGAAAAGCTTTTTCTTCTTTTAGGGTCTTTCAATCCAACACTCATGCCTTTTGCGCCAAAAGAAACTTTTTTAATATTCTTTGTTTTAGGGTCGCGAACATAAACATAAAACTTCTTAGATCCACCACGAGCTGGTTTGTTCAGTGTAACTTTTCTGCCTTGATAATAAGAACCAGATTTTTTCTTAGTTTTACTTTTAGACTTTCTTTTCTTTCGTCTTTTTTTGCGAGCTTCATCTAATACATAATCATATTCTATTGGCCAATCAAGTGGTACTAACTCACCGTTATAATAATCAAATTTGCCTATATCAGTTTCTAATAGATAGTATTGCTCATCAGCATCTGCATTATACAGACCTTCTTTAAGATATATACGAGCTTCAAAAAATAAATCAAAAAACTGTTTTGAATCTGGTCTAAATATATTTTTTGAAAGTGGTATTCCTTTCTCAATGTGGTATTTAAAACCTGATGAAATATTTTCACTGAGAAGGTTTTTATTTTTATTGCATCGATTGATGTATTCTAATAGTAAATTCATTTTTTACTCTTTCCGATTATTGTTTCTATTGATTTAATAATGCCACTAGTGATAATGTTAACAATTTTATAAAAATTATTTAGATTAAAATTTTGTTTATCTTCATATTGGTGCCCATGGCGATAGTGAGGATGCTCTCGGTCAATTCCGTTTAAAACAATTTTTTTTCTAAAGTACTTTCCGTGATATCTATCCATGTAATGATCACCAACTATATTAACAGTTGCATTAATATTGTTTCTAGCCAATTCATTAATGATGTAGTTTTTATATTCTTCATTCAAACCTGTTTCATATGTTCTATCACGACGGTCTTGCCTCTCACCGGTGACGGGATGTAAATAATATGTTTTTATAGTTGGTATGCCAAATGCTAGGCCGGCTAACACTCGGCGGTGCGGATCTCTTTTATCAACTTCAGATAGTGTATATATATTAGTGTTTTTTATGTCAATTTTATATACGAGATATGGCTGGGCGTTTTTTGAATCTCCCGGCCAATATTGATTGTGAGTAATAGAAAACCTACCTATTTTTTCATCATTCTCTAAGATAGTATCACCTAACTCAGCGCAGTAATTATTTAATACGCCTATGATTTTGCTTCTTGCACCTTCCGACATACCCTTCATCGCGTTCGCATTGCCATCTGCACCAGTAAAAATTGGTCTTAGATTTACTAAATAATCAGGATCATCTTCTAATGTTGTTAATAAATTTTCGAACTGATGATATACCTCTACAGATGGGTCTTTTAAATGACGTTGTATCTTTAAGACATTAAGAAAAGCCTGGTCTTTTTCCTCCTGAGTTTTTTCAGATTCTAAAATTAATTTCTGTATATATTTTGTTAACAAATTGTTATTCATTTTTTACCTGTAAAATTTGCAAAAGTTTTATATAATAATTATATTATATATACTAAACTCAAGGAGAAAATATGTCTATTCGTTTCGGTTACGCTTGCATTAACCTACATTTATCTGAAACAAAGAAACTTACACCTGGTGGAACGTGTCGTAAAGCGACATGGCAATCAAAAGGTTTGCCACACGTGGGTGAAATATTTGAACGCAATATTAACGCAATGTATGAAATACTGCAGTGGAATGCTAATAATGGGTTTAATGTATATCGTATGACTTCAAATATGGCACCATGGTCATCAGAATATAATCTTTCTGATTTACCTAATGCAGAACGTTGCTTCGCTTTATTAAAGCAATGTGGCGATTTTGCAAAACAAACAAACCAAAGATTATCATTTCATCCTGGTCAGTTTGTGGTCTTAGCATCAAAGAATGAAAAGGTTATAAAAAACTCTATCAAAGAATTAGAAACACATGGTGAAATCATGGATTTATTGGGCGTACCAAGAAACCATTATGGTAAAATCAATATTCATGTGGGTGGTGCTTATGGTGACAAAAAAGCAACAGCTGACAGGTTCTTACAAAATTTTGCAAAGCTAAGTGATGCTGTTAAACCAAGATTAACTGTTGAGAATGATGACAGAGTAAGTTTGTTCAGCACAAAAGAATTACATGAAATGATATATGAAAAATCTGGTATACCTATAGTGTTTGATTATCATCATCACGTCTGTCACCCTGATGGTTTGACAGAACAACAAGCGCTTGAATTAGGGCTTAGTACATGGGATAATGTAAGACCAACAACCCACTATTCTGAAAGTGCACAAGTAGAAGGTAAAAAAGCTCCTTTCCGTGCACATTCAGAATACGTGTATTCATTTATTAACGATTATGGTAATGACTTCGATTGTGTCATTGAAGCAAAAGCTAAAGAGCAAGCAGTCATCAAATATTTAAAGGAGCATGGTAATGCGTAGTGTGCATGAAAGTTATGGAGCACTTAAATACACATGTGAAAAAGATATAAAAGTTTTGAAAGAAAAATGTGTAAAATCAAATCTACCACATGCAGCAAAGTTTGTTGATATGTGTTTGAAAAATACTTACAAACTTATTCCTAAACGTGTGAGAAGACAGAACAGTCTTTCAAACAGTGGAAAGAAAAAACATAGGCCTTTGCGTAATAGAGCACATGGTATATATAAGGAAATGGCAGCTTGTCTAAATGTGCTTCATATAGTTCTGAACAAAAATGATAACGATATTTTTTTTGGTTTTAAAAATAATATAGATCCTCATTTTAAAATTTTAAACTCATTGTTTAAAAGTCTTAAATATTGTTTTACAAACCGGTTAAGATCTGAAATGGGCATTATCCAGTTTTATATTCGGAATAAATTTTTTGACAGTTATGTAAATGATAATCAACAGTTTCTAGAAATATTTAATCTAAGAGTAAAAAAGTTTCAGAGACAAGGCAAAAAATACTCAATGGACGAACATGTTTTTAAGAAGTTAGTAGCTAGTCATGATGCTTACTTAAGTTACATACACACACATCATTTAGAGTTTGAAATGGAAGCGTATGTAAAATTAAAAGATTACAAGCTAATGTCAAAAGAATATTTTAAACTTTACCATGTTGCTAGTATAATACATAACTACATAACTGGTCTAAGAAATCACGTGTTGCCTGAAGAGATAGACACTTTTATAAAACTTATGAACAGAAGAAGATTAGAATTAATTAGTATTAATCAAAAAACTCCGATCGGCACATTAGTAAAGTTAAAAGAAGGTTATATAGGCTGCTATTATGATGAAGATGAAGATCCTACTACTGTGGGAATTACACTGAGCAAAATATTTGGTGATAGCAATTATCTTAATAGTGGAATGGTAGTAGAAGTATTGTGTAATAAAAAAGTAGAAATATTTAGAATAAAACATTTGGAAGTTATTAATGAGACCAATAAACAATAACAACACAGAAAATTTTGATAAGTCAACTAATGTCGGTAAACTAGCTAGATATTATATTTATAATAAAGATGGTTTTATTGAAGGCGTAAGTCATGGAATTATCACTGAATTTAAATACTTAATGTACGGAGATAAATATTTATATTATTACACGATTATATCAGGAGGTTCTGCACCAATAACACTTGATGTTGATGATGTTGAAATTATCGAAGATGAAAATAGGGACTTTGGTTAAATTTATTGAAGAAGAAACTAGACAAGAAATGGTTGGGATTATTGTCTCAAAACCTTATGAAAAATCATTTTCGTTTGACCCTAAACATGTAAGTATATACATTGCTGTTGATGTACAGTGTCATGACAAGTGTTATCAGGTACCCATATCAGATCTAAAGAAGGTTACTTGACGTATAATAAATATCTCTACGTTATCCAGTCCGATGTGACTGGTGCTGTAAAAATAGGAATATCAACAGACCCACAAAAAAGACTAAAACAATTACAAACCGGTTCACCTTATAAGCTCAAACTTCTGTGTAGCATTGCTAACATGTCACACAGAGAAAAAATAATTCACAATAAACTAAAGGATTATAAGATGAGCTGTAAAGGTGAATGGTTTGATTTTTCTTGCACCGCAAGCTTACCGACATGGATTACTGAAGCGATCGATTGGAATGTAGCTAATATTTGGTGGGAAAAAAATAAATAAATTTTTTATACAAATTAAATTAGCGTATAGAATTTAATTACTAATTAACTAACCGGAGTACTTATGAAAGAAAAATTGTGGGATCCACCTAATTTGTATAATTGGGAAGCACCATTAATTCAAGAACGTTATTTTCCTGATAGATGGAAAATGTTAGTCTGCTGTATATTGTTAAATTTAACTAACATAAAACAAGTAAGACCAATGATAGATGATTTATTTAAATTAGCTCCTGATCCTTTATCAATGATAGAAGCTGATGAAGATACATTGATCAAATTGTTAAAGCCTTTAGGATTAGCTGAAAAAAGATGTAAAACTCTAAAAAAGTTTTCAGCTCAGTTTCTTAATTCTAATTGGTCTAAAGCAAAAGATTTGTATGGCATAGGGAAATATGGAGATGATTCTGATCAGATATTTTATTTAGGTAATTGGAGGTCTGTTGTACCCAAAGATGGCGCATTAATTAGATATCTAGAATATTTAGTGAAACATTATGATCAAGAACAATATAATATGAAATGATCAGAGGCTTTTGTGCTAGCGTCGAGGGGGTGATTTTTTACGCTGGTGCCTCTGATTTTATTAAAACAAGATATAATTAAAATAAGGAGAAAATTATGACAAGTTATGCATTAGTTGCTGGTGCTTTTAAGCCACCACATTTGGGCCATGTAGCAATGGTTAACCATTATTTAAAATACGCGGATGAGGTAAAGGTTATTATTTCTGACCCTAAATCTGAAAAAACTCAAAGATATATTGGGTCTAAAGCAATTACAGCTCAAGATTCTAAAGCATGCTGGGACCTAATGTTAGACAGTAAATACGTTACGGTGGTTGTTTCTAATTTGCCATCGCCAGTGTCTGTTGTATATGATTCTGTGATGCCTGATACTACTCCATTTGTTGCGGGTGACGAGGTATATGTTGGTGTATCATCGAAAGGTAACGATGCGAAAAGATATGCTAGAATACAAGGAAAAGCCGCTAGTGGTGTTATTGTAAAAGACCCAGTAAAATATGCTTCTCCAGCTGTTAGACTTCCGGAAGCATTTGCAAAGCTAGTAAAAAAATGTCCATATTATGCAAATATACCTTCAATAAAGAAAGGCATTGACATTATGGAATATAGTGCAAGTGACTTGAGATTTTTTATAGAAATATCAGACAAGTGTGCTATAGCTAAAAAATGCATTGGCTTTTATGTTGGGAAAAGTAATGTAGAAAAATATATTCAAATATTAAAAGGAGCATAAGATGAGTAATATGAAATTAATAATGGAAAGCTGGAGAAAATTTCTTCTTAGAGAACAACAAGACTTTAAAGTCTTGTCTGTTGAAGAATATGACAATTTGTCAAAAGAACAACAGTTAGAATATTTAAAATCTATAAAATTTGGTAATATGAAAAACGCATCGGGCAATAAATTTGCTAAAGTTTTCTCCGGAGGCTATATAACTCTTAAACCTGATGGACTATCTAATCTTGCAAGAACTAAACATAAATTTACAAGGCAGGAATACGAAGAAGTTAGAAGACCACGTTTAAAAGGCCCTAAAGGAGAAGTCCAAGTAGCTCTTGGATTTCGGAAGCCTTTACCAGGTCAATCAAAGATACCATCTTGGTTGCCATGGCTCAAAAAAATATTAGCAGGATCGGATCCAAAAAACATCGATGCAACAGGAACGTTAATAAAAAAAGAATGGAAAAAGCATGCTGACATGTCTTTTTTTAACCAGTGGGTCTGGGTACATGGGTTTCAAAAACCAGAATATCTTCGTGCTTTTATAGAAGGAAATGTTGTTGAACCAGAAGATGAAGTATCTGTTATTGGGTACCCAAAATCCGGTGTAGTTGATCGTACGTGGGGTGATGTTGGAATTATTGTAGAAGGTGATTTGGTCTATGCTTTCGGTGGCGACGGGCAAACTGATAATTTCGCAGGGAAAAAAAGAGGAGAAGGGGTAAAAGACGTAAAATTTACAGGGAAACCTGAATTATTGATAACAAATCAAGAGAATTTTTCTCATTACGGTCGAGAGTCAATGCATGAAGCTATTATAGATAACTGGTCTATTAAAGGTTTTGTCATGACTGAATATAGTTGGAATTCTTTGCCAGATGTGTACAAACAATTAATAATAAAATTTTCGGATAGATACCCGGTTTATGATAAAGACTTTAAAGAGATAAAGGTATAAGTAAAAATAAAATGGAGAAGTTAAATGTTTGTTTGTTTGTTAAGTTGTACACAAGATGTAAGTATAATAAAAAGATATGATGATACGCCCTATGATAGTGCTGTAGTTACAGATACACTAGATCCATGGGTTGAACCATCTGAACCTGGAAATACGGCATCACCCACATCAGAACCTAGTTCGGGTGATTTAAGTAAAACTGTAGGATTTGCAGAATTACATTTTGCTCAAATAGCTTGTCCTGCATGCGTTGGTGTTTCTAGTGAGTTTGATATATCAGCTAATCTCAAATTACATCAACCAACCAGTGGTGATTATACAGAATGGCTAACACCAGTAGGCACATGTAGTGGTCAATTAATTGAAAGTTATGTATCATCTACGCCATTAGCCGCTACACAAAGCGCTACTTTTAATGATATAGTTTTAGATCCGGCTGGACCCGGCGAATGGCTGGAAGAAAACATATATGAGTTTCAAGTACCAAGAAGAACGATGCTTTCTATCACAACACAGCATGGATCAGCGCCAAATGCTTTTAAAACTCTAGAAGGGTTTGATAGTATAGAACCTTATACGTTGTTATGGGTAGATCCATCTTATGCATTCGAAGCTCTTATATCAAAAAATTATCCAACACAATTTAGTTGGTACCCATCTGTATCTGGTGAAATGTTTGAAATAATGGTAGCTGTATATTCCCCAGATGGTTCTCAACTTTTAGGTGTGGTCTCATGTATGGAATATGACACTGGCTCTATGTCGATACCTAATTCTTATTTTCAGTCATACCCATATTGGTCATTAGCGGCTGTGTATTTAAGTAGACACAGTGTGCAGAAAGCTGAAGCACCTGAATTAGGTGGTATTATTGAATCACATCAAACATGGACTGTAATTGGTACAGGGCACGTAGAATGAAATTTAATCATTTAAAAGAAAAGCAAACAAATTATAAAAAACATTTTATACAAGCAATGTACTATTGTTATAATATTTTATTAGCTGCAATATATGTCTTTATTCATGCATTCTACCCGGACATATATACGGATGCAGCAAGTTCCAAACTTAAAAAAATACTCACTGAAATGGAGAAAAAATGAATGTTGGTGATTTAGTTAAATTAAATTTAGGTAGCCCATCCGGTCTAGGCCCTGCCATGCAGGATGAATGGGGTTTTGGACTAGTAATTGGATTTGTTGAATCTAATATGCCAAACCATCTTCCATGGGTTAAGGTATACTGGGGCGCTTTAAATCATACTTCAAAAGGACCCACATCGTATTACAAGGTAATAAAATAAAAACTTTTTTAGCTGGTGTTAGCACCGTACTATATTTGCAATAATTGGAGGAAGTAAATGAAAAAATATGACATAATACTTGCGGATCCGCCGTGGCCGTATAATTCTAGAAGAATGGCACAAAACAATGGAACACATATTGCTGGTATTGAAGATGAATATGCGACAATGTCGATGGAAGAAATGTGTTCTCTTCCAATCGGAAATGTAATGGCGAAAAATTGTGTTTTGTATCTTTGGGCGACAGGGCCTAAAATGCCTGAAGCGTTTCAATTAATGAAAGCTTGGGGCTTTAAGTATTCGACTATGGCATTTGTATGGGATAAACGAATCCCAAATCCCGGGTGGTATTCCTGTTCCCAAGTGGAGTATGTGTTGGTCGGGAAGAAAGGAAAGTGTCCTAAGAGAGCAAAGACAAATACTATGCAGTTTTTATCAGAAGCTAGGACAAAACACTCAAAAAAACCTGAGGCTATTCAAGATCGTATCGATGAACATTGGGTTGACTGTGAGAAGCTTGAGTTATTTGCAAGAAGATATCGTCCGGGGTGGGACTGCCTCGGTCTAGAATTGAATGGTACTATCCAAGATTTTCTTGCAGGAGTTCCTATGCCCTTAAGGAAGGTTATAAAATGAAAACTTTTTTAGCGGGTGCTATTTTTGCAATTGCTCAAACCTTGGCATGGTTCCAGTCAAATTCTGGCATTATTGGCGGATGGATGGCACAAAATTATATATATGTTGCTTTATTATTTGGCCCAATTGTCTCAGTTATGTTTGCTGTTGCAACTAAGATGATGTATGAACAAGGTGTCACTCTGTGGTCTATACGTTTTTTAACTTTCGGATTAGGTTATTTAGTGTTTATACCTTTGACTTGGCATTTTTTAGGTGAAGAAATTATAACAGTTAAAAATGTGCTTTCATTTTTTCTTTGTTTATCTTTGATATCAGTACAATTTTTTTTAAAATAGGTTTAAAATGAGCAAATCAATGAGAATAATCGGATCAACTGCACATGGCGCTGAAGAAAGACAAGTTAGAGATTATTACGCAACAGATCCTCAAGCACTGTTTGATTTATTTTCAGCAGTAAAAAAAGATGAGGGAAACTCTTTTTGGAAAGGCAACAATATTTGGGAGCCTGCATGCGGAGATGGAAATTTATCAAACGCGATGAGAGAATTAGGATATACAGTACATGAAACAGATATTCATGATTATGGTACCGGTCACAAAGTATTGGACTTTCTAGAATATGACAAGCCTGACGAGTGGAAAGGAAACATAGTTACTAATCCACCATATAATATTGGTAAAAAATTTATTGAAAAGGCATTAGAGAGTATTGGTGAAGGGTATAAGGCGGCATTTTTAATGCGTATTCAATTCCTAGAAAGCAAAGGTCGCCACGAGTTTTTCAAGAAATTTCCACCAAAATTTGTTTACGTGTTTTCTTCCCGTATCCGTATCTTTAAAAATAATGATCAGGTTAAATATAGTGGTGGTCAGCCGCTGTGTTATGCATGGTTAATTTGGGAAAAAGGATTTGAAGGTGACACAACACTCAGATGGATTAAGTAAGGTGAATAATGAAAGTAGGTGATTTAGTACAAATGTGGGATGAGCAAAGTTATGGAATTATAATAAGTCCTGCATATTGCAACACCCGGTGGCATGTCCTTCTACAGTCCGGAAATATAGTTGAAAAACCTGAAATTTTAATGGAGTTAGTCAGTGAAGGCAGGTGACCTAGTATACATACAACATTATCCAGACCACGCAAACACGTGTAAATTTTCTGGCTGTCCTACTTGGAGACCAGCAGTTGGGTTATTAATAGAAAAGTTATACGAGCATGATGGAAGTCAGACAAGAGTTATCGTTTTGGTTGAAGGAAAAGAAAAGTGTTTTATGAATTATCATTTAAAACTTATGGAGACGCAAAATGAAGGTAGGCGATCTTGTTAAAAGAAAAGTATCTGAAGGTTGTATAAATAGGATGTTAATAAAAACGTCTGGCAAGTATGGCTTAATTGTTAGTGTCAATAAATATGATCCTACATGTGTGATAGTTTATTGGGCATATTCAGGAAATTCATATTCTATAAGTAAATCATTTTTGGAGGTTGTAAATGAGTTGGGAACAAAGGATGAAAGATTGGAATCACGTTGTTAATGTTGGTGATTTAGTTAGGTGGACTGGTGAACAAGGTTGGAAACCGGTAAAAACTGGGTCTGTTGGCATAGTTTTAAAAATGGATCCGTGGAGAGTTGTAGATTTTGACGTACTTTTTGAAGATGGCAGTATAATGACATGTCACAAAAAAGATTTAGTAATTTTACAAAAAGGAGGTAACAATGACACAAAAAAAGAAAAGTAAAAGTACAGGCGGAGGAGGGGTTGATTTAAAAGACAGGAATGAGGAGAAGTCTAAATTAACACCGCCAAAAAAATACAATGTAGTTTTTTATAATGATGACTATACCCCAATGGAATTTGTATGGTTAGTACTGATGATGGTGTTCGGACATAATGAGGCGACTGCATGGAAAATCATGATGGACGTACATGAGAACGGTAAAGGAATAGCCGGTACATATAACAAAGAAATAGCAGCTATGAAAGTTAAAAAGTCAATGAGTTTAGCCAAAGAAAGTCAGCATCCACTTTTAGTACAAGCAGAGGAGGTATAATGTATGAGTTACACGTGCATTTAGATGGTTCTATTAGACGCGAAACATTTTTAGAATTAGCTAAATATTACAATATTGATGTCACATCAGATTTTGGTTTTAAAAAAGGCATGAGTTTGATTGATGCTTTAGGTATGTTCCATAAAACTGTGGCTGTCATGAAAGATATGAATAATATCACTAGAATTACATCCGAGCTTTGTGACGATTTAAAAAATGACGGTGTTGAATATGCAGAGATAAGGTTTGCACCTCAGTTACACTCTAAAGATATTACTAGTGTAATTAAAGCAGCACATGATGGTTTAAAATATGGCTACAATCTAATATTGTGTGGACTATATGGGGAACACCCATCTATTTTAGAAAACTTGATTGACAAAGGAAAAGAATTCCAATCAGTTGTAGGTATTGATCTAGCAGGTGCACCTCAACCTAATCATAAATATGGACTGTTTGATTATAAAGATGCTTACAAAGAAGCTAAAAACCTGGGTTTCGGTAGGACAGCACATGTAGCTGAAGGCAGAAATTCTGTTGAAATATATCAAGCAGTTACTTATTTAGAAGTGCAGCGTATAGGACATGCTACAAGTGTGTTAGAAATACCATGGTTGATAGAGTTTCTTAGAGACAAAAAAATAACTATTGAGGCATGTGTAACCAGTAATGTGCATACTGGAATATTCTTAAGTGAAGAAGACCATCCAATTAAGAAATGGATTGAGCTTGATATGCCAGTTGCTATATGTGCTGATAATACTTTGATGTCAAAAATAACTACTAGTCAGGAAATTCAGAAACTTAGAACTAAGTGTGGTTTAACTGACAAACATATTAAACATTGCATGAAGTCAGCTAGGGCAGCTAGATTTTTTTAGGAGTATATATGAAAAAAGAATTACAAGATGATTTATTTAAAAAGTATCCAAAGCTTTACAGACAAAAAGATGAGCCTTACACAAGATCACTGATGTGTTTTGGCTTTGCGTGTGGTGACGGTTGGTATAATATATTAGATACCTTAAGTGCTGAAATTCAGGATCGTGTGGATTACATCAATGGTGAAGGTAAACATGCATATAGAAAGCAGTGGTTGCCTGAAGATCATGTTAACACAATAGTTGAAGCATGCCAGGTAAAAGAGAAATATGGGACACTAAGATTTTACTATGATGGCAATGATGACTTTATAGAAGGATTGGTTTCATTTGCAGAATCATTATCAGCTAAGACTTGTGAAATATGTGGTCAACCTGGTGTTCTAGAAACTAAAGGTTGGCATAAAGTTAGATGTAAAAAACATGAAGGCTTACCGTTAAAATATTAAAAAAGGAAAGGCTGTTTTGGTGTTTTATACAACAAAAGAAAAGGCTGTATAGTATATCATATTAGTTGTGATACTTCTTTATTGTTAGTTGTTAAGAGAGGGCATGTCCCTCTCTTTTTTTAATTTGCGGCATAGTTATTAATATGTTTAGTAAAAATGATATTGTAGTAATATTAGGATCTACGAAAAAAGATGATTGTTATTCTAACTTTACTTTTAATCTGGCTACTGTAGTTGCTGTTGGAAAATATGATTTAGTTGTAAAAAACTTTAGTGGATTGTATAAATCTGATTTTGTTGTGTCGAAATCTGCTTGTCAGAAAATAGAGTTTAGTAAACTAAAAACACATTGTACAAAAAAAGAGCCAAAAATTAATGATTTAGTTTTATACACAAAGAGAAAATATAAATCATATAAAGAAGACGATTTACTTTTTATTGGTAACGGGATATTAATTGAAATAGAGGACAAGCCCGGTGAAAGTTTAATGTGTAAGATATTGAATGATAAAGAAACTATTACGGTTCCTATAAAAGATGTTGTTGTGTTGGAAGACGTACGTGGTAAAAGGTAATACATATATTGTAATAGAAGATTATGGCATTTTAAAAAAAGGCATGAAGTTGTATTGTGTCTGTGAAAACAATGATCATTATCACATGCTTGCTGACAGACCATTGTTTGATAACAATGATGCGTATAACAACTATTTCGAAATAAAACTTTCTAAAAAATTAATGCACATATTGTCGTTAACATAATCTATACAATTGCAAATAATTCAATATAATAATCTACTTACTTATTTATTGGAGATAATATGAGCGATTTAAGAGATTATTTAATTAGAGTGCTGACGGAAGGTTTGATAGTTGATACTAAGTCACAAAATTTAGCTGCTGATTTATGTACGTATTTTGATAATCATAATACTGCAGATCTAAAAACGTTTTATGGTAAAGGCAGTTCCACTATATATTTTGAGAATTCAAAAGGTGTAACTTATCTTGAATTAGCTTGTATTGATAATAGTATATTAGTATTTAAAACCCCTGCTTACGATGGTATATTAAGTCCACTAATGTCTGGAAAAATATTAATGGTTGTTATGTCATTCTTGGAAAACAATGATGATATAAATTCTTATGATTTAGTAGGTGGTTTGGCAAATAAAAAAGAAAAAAATGAAGTAGATTTTGGTATTGTATAAGGAGAAAACGTGGAAACTAGATTATATATTAAATACAAAGATGGAAATCAAAAAAACATGTATGTTGATTACCCTGTTAAAAGCAATGGGTATTCTGGCACTACAATAGGAGAATTGGTTTTTAATACTAGTATGACTGGGTATCAGGAAATTTTAACTGATCCATCATATAAAGGTCAAATAGTATTGATGACTGCTAATCATATTGGAAACACGGGAGTAAACACTGCAGATGTAGAATCTGAAAGGGTTTGGCCTCGAGGTTTATTGGCTAGGAATATTGACTTAATTAAAAAACCTAGCAACTGGAGATCAGAGAAAAATATAGTTGAATACTCTAAGGAAAATAAGTTTTCACTGGTTAGTGGTATTGACACTAGATATATCACTAAATTAATTAGAAATAATACGAATGTTGTTGCATGTATATCTAGTGAGGATAGAAACTCTGTTAAGAAATTGTTAGATCAATTTAGTTATGAAGATGAATCTAAAGCTTCTGATGCTTCTAGATCATTTACTGTAAATAAAACAAAAACTGGCAATGGTTTTAAAGTTAACTTAATAGATTGCGGTTACAAAAGTAATATCTCGAGATTATTAACTAAGTATGGTTGTGATGTCACAGTCGTTAATGTAAATGACAGTTTATTTAATTGGACAAATGACTGTGATGCTTTATTTTTTAGTAATGGACCAGGCGATCCCACTGTTATGACAGAGGCTATCGACAAGATTAAATCTATAATGGGAACAAAGCCAATGTTAGGTATATGCATGGGTCATCAGCTGATATCACTTGCTATAGGCGGGAAAGTTTACAAAATGCCGTTTGGCCACCGCGGTGCAAATCATCCAGTTATAGATTTAAAAACTAAAAAAATAGCTATAACTAGTCAAAATCACGGTTATTGTGTTGATAGAAGTATTGGTGAAATAGCGACAATAACACATATAAATTTAAATGATCAAACGGTGGCTGGAATTGAGTGTTATAAAAACAAGGTTTCTAGTGTACAATATCATCCTGAAGCCAAACCTGGCCCAGAAGAAAGTAACAAACTAATAGAACAATTTATTGAATTTGCAAGGAGTTTTAATGCCTAAAAGAAATGATATCAAAAAAATTATGGTTATAGGTTCAGGACCTATAGTAATTGGACAAGCATGTGAGTTTGATTATTCAGGTACACAAGCTTGTAAGGTACTTAAGAATTTAGGGTACGAGGTTGTATTACATAACTCAAATCCGGCAACTATTATGACTGACCCAGAATTTGCTGATGCTACATACATTGAACCTTTGACAGCAGAATACGCTAAAAAGATTATTGAGAAAGAAAAACCATGTGCAATATTACCAACAGTCGGTGGTCAAACTGGTTTAAATCTAGCAATGGAGTTATATAAGTTAGGTGTTTTAGATGAGCACAACGTTGAATTAATTGGGGCAAAGCCTGATGCAATAGAAATTGCTGAAGATAGAGAAATGTTTAAAAATAAGATGATTGAAAAAGGTATACCAGTTGCTCCTTCTGGTATAGCTCATAACTTAGATGATGCGAAACAAATATTGAATGATATTGGTTTACCATTAATTATCAGACCTTCATACACATTAGGCGGAGAAGGCGGTGGTGTTGCCATGACAGAACAAGAATTTTATTCAATAGTTTCATTAGGTTTAGATTTAAGTCCTATCAGTCAAGTGCTTATTGAAAAAAGTGCATTAGGTTGGAAAGAATTTGAAATGGAATTAATCAGAGACAAAGATGATAATGCTATTGTAGTTTGTTCTATAGAAAACTTTGATCCTATGGGTGTACATACTGGTGACAGTATTACTGTTGCTCCAGCACAAACGTTAACTGATGTAGAGTATCAAAAAATGCGTACAATGTCTTTTGATGTTATTCGTGCAGTCGGTGTAGAAACTGGTGGTTCAAATATTCAGTTTGCTGTCGATCCTGAAACTGGTTATATGTTTGTTATAGAAATGAATCCTCGTGTGTCGAGAAGTTCTGCTTTGGCTTCAAAGGCTACTGGCTTCCCTATAGCAAAAATAGCAGCGCAGTTAGCAGTTGGTTTAACATTAGGTGAAATAAACAATGATATAACTAAAAAGACACCAGCTTGTTTTGAACCAGCTTTAGACTACACTGTTGTAAAAATACCCAGATGGAATACAGAAAAATTCAAAGGTGCAACCAGTACCTTAACTACACAAATGAAGGCTGTCGGGGAAGTAATGTCCATTGGCACCAGTTTTAGTGAAGCAATGCAAAAAGCACTTTTATCATTAGAGCTTAAGTTGCCTAGTTACAACTTAGTAGCAACTGAAGATTTGTTAGAAGATATTAAAGTGCCACAACCTGATAGAATATTTAAAATACTTGAGTTGATGTCACGTAATACTCCTATATCTGATATACATAATTTAACAAAGATAGACACATGGTTTTTAGAAAACATGTTTGCTGAGACCAAGCTAGATAACACTGTCTTTAAAATGGTTGACACTTGCGCAGCTGAATTTAAATCAGAAACGCCATATTTGTATAGCACTACTGGCTATGAGTGTGAATTACCAATAGATAAATCAAACATTGTAACGATATTAGGCAATGGTCCAAATAGAATAGGGCAAGGTCTTGAATTTGATTACTGTTGTGTACATGCGAGCATGGCTTTGAAAGAGTTAGGTTACACTAGTGCAATGGTTAACTGCAATCCGGAAACTGTTTCAACTGATTATGACACTAGTGATATATTGTTCTTCGAACCTATTACAAAAACATATGTTGATAATATTGTAAAGACATTAGACACAAATCTAATAGGTTCCATTGTTCAGTTTGGTGGTCAGACACCTCTTAAGTTGGCTAATCAAATAGGTAATATTTGTGGTACTGATCCTGAATCTATTGACATATGTGAAGATAGAGAATTGTTTAATAACATGATTAAAGATTTAGGCTTCAAACAACCACCAGGTTTTATTGCTGCTAGTATATCAGATGCGCATAAAGCAAAAGATGAATTAGGTTACCCAGTATTGGTTAGACCTTCTTATGTTTTAGGTGGTAAGTGTATGCACGTTTGTTATAATGATGTAGAATTTAATAGTGCAGTTACAAAGGCTTATGATGCTAGTAATGGGAAGCCGCTTTTGGTAGATAAGTTTTTATCAAATGCAATAGAATATGATGTTGATGTTGTTTGCGATAAGTTTGGTAACTATGAAATAGCTGCTGTAATGGAACACATAGAAGAAGCTGGTATACATTCTGGTGATTCTTCTTGTATTATACCATCACTATCATTAACGAAAAAACAGCGTAGTAAAATAGAAACAATATGTGATAAGCTATGTGATGTCTTGAATGTAGTAGGACTAATGAATATTCAGTTTGCTATTAAAGAAGATGAGGTTTATATTATAGAAGTCAATCCTCGAGCAAGCCGGACTGTACCTTTTGCTAGTAAGGCAACTGGTGTACCATGGGCAAAGATAGCAACCTACATGTGTATGGGTGAAAACCTAAATGAGACAATGAAGAAGTTTAAAAGAAATAGAAAGAATTTGTTTTATGTTAAATCACCAGTCTTCCCATGGAGAAAATTCTCTGTTGATGATACATTGTTAGGACCAGAAATGAAAAGTACTGGTGAAGTAATGGGTGTTGGAAGTACGTGGCATGAGGCTTATCTAAAAGCTTTGTTAGCAAGTGGCATTAATGTTAAGAAAAGATCTAATATACTGATCTCTATTGCTGACAAAGATAAAAGTTATTTTATAAAGTCACGTGATTATTTAAAACATTTGATAAATGATTTTGGTTGTGAAATATATGCTACTAAAGGCACGTATGAAATATTGACATCGATGGGATTAGAAGTTAACTTGTCTGAGAAATTCCTTGCAGGACAGAATAGCTCAATAAGTTTGATAGCAAATAAAAAAATCGATTTAGTATTAAACACAACCAGTGGTGAAGAACATATTAATGAAGAAGCAAAATTGAGGTTAGCGTGTTTAAGGCAGGATATACCTTGTATAACAAGTTTATTTGCAATGACAAAGTTAATAAAAGCTATAGCCTCAAAAGCTGATAAAGAAAAAATAATTGTTAGAAGTTTACAACAAATAGGGGATAATAATGATTAAACCAGGAAACAGAGTGTCTTTATTTTATGATATAACAAAAGAAGGTGAAGTAATAGACGTAGTGTATGTTCCAACTAATACATGGCTAACTGAAGGTACAAGCTCTAAAGTAGCAAAGTACAAAGTAAGATGGTCAGATGGAACTGAGAGTATACACCCTTTTGGAGAATTAATGAGAATTGATTAAAGGCGTATACTTATTTATATGGGATCTTCTGAATATTCATGTGGCGAACTAATTATAATAGATAGATTTATGAAAGGTCAAAATAAAGGTTACAACGTTGGTATATATTTAGGTGACTATTATTTTGTTACAGGAAATCGATATGCAAAGGTTTTATTCAATAATGAAATAATAGAAGTCCCATATAAACATCTAAAGAAACTGCCGGAGAAAATGTGTGGAAGCCGTTTCAAGTAATGATTTTTTTGAAATAGGTGATCTAGTAATGTTTGTCCAATCTCATTTAGGATTGGCAATGAAATATAAAAATGCTCAAACTATTTGGCACATTGGAATAATAATAAGCAAAGATTCACAAACAAATTTTTGCATAGTACATTATGATGATAAAATAATTCCAGTTACTTATGATAAATTAAAAAAAATAATATAATTAATAAGTAAAAAATGGAGATTAGTATGCGTTATAAAATGAAGGCTAGCGATTTAGCTATTGTAATAGAAACCGTAAAATATTTAGCTAAAGCAACTCCTAAAAAAAGAAATCTCGTTGAGTGTGCATGTGAAGACATGGAAGAGATGGCGGAAATGGATGGCACTGATGTTATTTCTTTAGTTATGGGTGTCGGCAAAGATGACAACTATCCCGATGAACATCATGGTGATGGTGGTAGAATGATGGATTATGGTCATACTAAATCAGATTCACATGAAGGTCGTATGACTAAGGCAAAGCTTTTCAGAATGGCACAGATGGCACAACGTTTACACGATAAATTAGTTGACGCTGATGATTTACCTGAATGGGTGCAGGATAAGGTCACTACTGCAGAAGATAGATTAGCTTCAGCTCACGATTACATACTTTACAAAGTGTGGAGAATGAATAATGAAAAATAAATATAGCCTTAAGCGATATTTTTTAAATGAATTTAATAGTCGAACATCCGGTAGGCAAAGAAAGTTTGATTTTCCCCTTGTTTTTGATGATGTACATCCTAAAATCATTACTAAAGATGGAAACTACGATAATATTATTTTTTATGTAACCCCTAATAAAAGAAAAAACGACCAAGGGAAAGACGAGCGATACATATATTATTTTGACTCAGATGATCTATCTAAATATTTTAGCTTTAAAGCAGAATCAGGGAATTATCGCAACGTTTATGAGGAAATGACACCAACCGCTTTTCAAGGATTTATTGATACTTTACGTTTGCAAAAATCACTTTTTGATAATCAAAAATATAATGAATGGAAGACAAATATTGAAAATCAATTAATTAAAGAACATCAATATGAATTTCCTGATCCAGAAGAACTAGAAGATGACCGTGATATGTATGATTTTTATGGTGATGAAATTCCTACACAAGATCAATATCTGGAACAAAATGAAGCTAAATATAACAAACAAGCTTATCATAGTCATATTTACGACTGGTATGTAAGAGAAGTGACTAGTATAACAAAGAACTCCTTTGATATTCATGCTAATGGAAGATTGTTAAAAAAGGGTACTACGAATGATTATCATTTTTCATTTCAAAATGAAAGAGCAATGAAAACCCGAGGCTATTATGATATAGATAAATTAATCCAAGCTCGCGAAAATTATAAAAACAAACAAAAAGTAAATTTTCCGGTGACTAGTTTGCGAAATATTATTGGTTTTGAACCATCAACCAGTTTCAATAACAAATCCCCTAAAAGAAATGTGATAAGAAGGGGTGTTCATGGTCATTCGTCTTCCAAAAGCAAACCAGTCGTGTTTTTTTATGGTAAAATATATAAACAAGTGATAACCGGATACGATAAAACCACCGGATTACCTCTTGTCTCTGGGGGAAGAGAATACATTACAGAAGAGCCTATATGGATTAGCGCTGAAAATATTAGAACAGCAACAGAAAAAAGATCTGAGAAGAATTCACACATTAGTCAGGAAGAGTACAATATAGCTCACGCCTTTTTTGAAGGTCCAAACGCGTTTACTCCTTTACAGAAATCGGACATAGAAGAATTACTTAAACCAGACACAAAAGCGTATGCTTACGAAGAAGCAATAAATAAGATTTATGGCACAAGTGTACCTAAAATGATGTTAGATGGGGAAGAATTAGAGTTAGAGGCTATAAACATCAAGAAAGCATGGGATTATAACCCGGGACAAACAGGCCGAGGAGAATACTTAATGTCGGCCATTTTTCCTCACTTAGTTGTTGTCGGCGGTTCAGCTGCGGAAGCCGGTGTTGATTTAATTCATTATGCTAACCCAGATATCAAATACGAAGTAAAAGAACCGGATTTTCGTGTTGGTGTAAAAAGTGTAAAACCAGCGATAGAATTTAGTAATTTCATCGTGCCTCATATTAATTATTTAATTAAGCAGCTTGAATCTGTAAAAACTAAATCCTATAAAAATTTAATGGCTATGGCGAATTCTCGCGTACAAATTTTCTTAGATGGCGAAAGTGTTTCAGAAAATATTGGAAAAGAAGAATTAATGGAAGCTTCACTGTTAAAATCTGATTGGATGGTCAAAGAACATGAAATTGTTAGTGAAGATTTAGATATAATGCTTCGAATAATAAATTCAAAACAAATATCAATGGATCAGTGGGAAAAAGCTGTTGCCGAATATTTTAAATACACGATTGACTGGTGTCTTGATCAATGTGCAGAAATACTTCAGAGATCTCAAAGTTTAGAAGTAGCTCCATCTGTCATAACAGATTTAGTAGGTGCATACAATTATTATGATATTAGTTTTCCCCGCGGTATACAAAACACTGATCAGTATTTAGATCTTCTTAGGCGTAACTATGTAAAAGCATTAAACCCTGAAATAGTTTTATCTGGTACGACTTTAATGATAGTTGGCGAAACCCATTTTCGTATTTTAACACCAGGTAAACTAAAAGAGTTAGTAATGAAGAGCGTAAATGGTCAATTAGAAAAGAAAATTGCTTCGATAACTTCTGGTGGTGCTGGTTTTGATCTTAAAAAAATATATATGGAACAATTAGACGCTGATGTGACTGGCTTGTTAGATACTAATACAGAGGAAAGCTTAGGTGAATCAATTAACCGTTGGGTTAAGTGGGCCACGAGAAAATAATTAAAAAATCTCTGTAAAATCTGCAAAAGCCTCGTATAGTTGTTATACTATTAGTATAACTTAACTGCTAACCTCGAGGTCGCAATGCCTAAAACCAACATTTTCGATTACAACCCTGAGCTTCCATCGCACAGGCACAAACTAGCTAATAATATTTTAAACACGCTTCAAAAGTGGGGTTTTACTGTTGACGCTGAAAAAACAAGTGAGTCATGGGAATTTGTTTGTTCACGTGTTGATAAATACAATCCCTATAAAACCATATACGTATGGACCAGCATTGATAAAGTCAGTGGTTCAATACGTAAAAAATGGCAAGATAGAATTAGAGTAGCTGTAAAAAAAGAACACAAGCCTACAACCAGTGACCTTCATAAGATAGGTCATTTCGAAGACCACTATTGGCGTCGTGCAGGTTGGGTTAATCGTTGCGGCACAATTTACAGTATCACTTCGCGAATGTGTGATACAATAAAAAAAGCACAAAAATTATAAATCATTTCTAACATCAAACATAGGAGACAATATGTCACTAATATATTTACCAAAATTCCGCCCTTTACAAATGGCTAACTATTTTCATTACAACTCAACTATAGAGTTATTTTCCGATAAAAATTTAGTTGTTTTAAATCCAGATAACGTACAATTTGTTCACGTTGGCAGTAAACCTACAACAGCAAGTGGTTTTACTTTTTATCCAACCATTATTAGATTTGTTAATGGTGCGGAAATAAAAGTAGCAATTTCTTTAAAAGGTTACTTTGAAGCCAATCGTCACATTAATTTAGACAGTACTGAGCTGCGAACAGAGTATTTAAAGCATATTATTAAACCGGAAGAATATAAACAAGGTACTAGTTCATATGACCCTAATCAAATGGAATTGCCTTTTGAAGACACTGTTGAAATAAACTAGTTTTTATAAATTTAAATTTATGGCTGTATAATAAATAGTCTTTACTTACTAACCCACTTAAGGAGAATATATGTTAATAAAAGAATGTCGTCATTGTGAAGATGATTTTGATGCACACTCAGAAACTAAGAAACGTGTTGGTGGATATATCGATGAATGTCCGGATTGCGTTGAAGAGTTAGGTACTGAAACACATGTTAGGTATCGTGGTGTTGTATCTGGCAGCGGAAAGATGGCTGCTATTAGTATTGTATCGTTTGATTCAAAGGAGGATGCTGATAGCTATGTGCGTAGTTTTAATGCTAGCACCGGTTTCGGCGGTCGTAAATCAAATAAATGTAATCAAATTAAACATAAGCACGTAGGTGCTAACATACAAAATACCAATCACAAAGGAAAGGGAGAATAATATGAGCGAACAATTTACCACTACAAACGTTTTACCAATGGTTTCTATCACAGATTACAATGGTGTATCTCACGACGTTAATGTTTATCACATCACAAAAATTACTAAAAGCACTGAGACAATATTCTATATTGATCTGTCAAATCAAGTGTCTATTAAAGTGCGAGGTAATGATGATGATAGAGAAACGCTAAGAACTAAAATCAGTAAAGCAGTTTCTTAATTGTTTTTTACCAGACTACCAACCCACTTAAGGAGATTTTTCTATGCTTTTACCAACTCTTATAATCAGTGCTGTCTTAGCTGTGTTTCTTTTATTAGGCGCATATACTGCAGTCTATTATATTTTGCACCATGATTACACACAGTATCCGGTTAAACTTATTATTCTAGCAGCAATATTTGATATGATTTTAATTTATTTTATTTTAGATTATTTTCAGCAATATTTGCAAATACTTTAGATTTAGGTTATATTATATATACCAAAACAACTTATTACTAACTTACCGGAGGTCACATGACTACTTTTGCTATTATAAATTCTAAAAACATTAACAATCCAGAAATTCGTGTTTATTTTAATCCTTCTGAAGAAGATATTAATTCTATTACGGAAGCTTTAACTGAAGGTTTTGAAATACTTGATTCAGAGGATGCACGTGTTGTATCACTTATATCACATGAAAAGCGTAACAACCCTAATTTCGATGAAAATAGTAGTTGTGCTATCTTTTCTGACTTTATTCTTGGCGGTTTAACTTCTACCACTGATGAAAGTGATGAAGTTACTATTGTTCCACCATCTAAGGTATCTCACACTAAGGATGATATCATAGCCTTATTTGCTCTTGATCATCGTTATGTAGATGCTGCGATTAAAATCATTGGTGATAATCAAACAGCTGATGAATTAGCAGCTGGGACTACCGATGAGCACAATGGTGTTGGCTTCTCTGCTGCTTATGCACGTACAGGTAAAAATCTATGGACATGGGTAACTGGTGTTGACCCAAAAACTAATGAAAGTAGATGGGCACCAAAAAGTATTGCGCATGAAAAGTCTGATTATGAGTTTCGCAAATACATTAGTGCTTATGAAGTTGCTAACGCTGTTGAATTTGCTGAAATGATTGTTGGAAAACATTGGCGACAGTTAGGTGCTTTGACAGATGCTAACTATCAATTACCTAGTTTGCCGCTTAAAAATCCTAAGCCAAAGTTTACTAGTAATAAACCGCCAGCAATGTATCAGTTAACTGGTGCTGTTATTAAGGATACTCGTGAAAAGGCAACACAGATTGTTTGGGATGGTAGGTTACATTGGTTACCTAACTCACAAATTTCTATTAAGCCTGGATATATTGAGTTGCCTGAGTGGATGGCTAAGAAAAAAGGGTTTATGAACTAAACTTTTTAGTTATAGTATTTGTTTAATGACCGCATATTTATATATGCGGTTTTTTTATGAGGAAAATTATGAAAGGTTTTAAGAAAAAATATCCAAGTGTATACAAAGAATTTCTTTTAAATGAAACACCCGAGGAGGACAGAAAGTATTTTGCTAACAGAGATGAACAGTATGCGTCAGGTGTGGAAGATGACATAGATGATTTATTTTTTGCAGGTGACAAAGAAGGTCTTGCAGCAAGAGGTGTAACATATAATCCGGATGCTGGCAATCCATTGAAAGATGATAGGCCAATGTTGCCAAAACATGAAAAAGATGGCGAGTATTATTACAAATGGTCTGAAGTAAAAACAAATGAATATTCTTTGCCGGAAGATTTAAAAGTTTTTTCTGGTGCATCAGGGAATGATTTATTACATAGTACTGCAGCTTGGAATGAGTTGCGGGAATTTGGGTTTACCCCTTCTGAATTAAAAAAATACATGTTAGTTAACAAAAAAATAAGTACTAAAGATTTAGTTGATGATTTAAGAGCGATGATGAAAATTATAAAAACCATTGAAGGGAATGAAAAACAGTTTTCTTTTTTGGTTTATTTACTAGGTTTATTAAGTTGGTCCGCGGAATTTGCAGCCGGCACCGGTGGTGCTTTTGGAACTGCACTGATGATCTTAGCTTTTTTTCTGAAAGGTGTTTCCACTGCTGGCGAAAAAATTATACTTGCAAGAGATTATGAAGATGCACAAACAGATGAAGATCTTCCGGAGCCAGACCCTTCTGAAGAATCAATTATCAGTAAAGGTATGAGAATATTTAGAAAATTATATCGTGAACATGTAAAACCCGAATCATTTAAACCCAGACATGTTGAAGCATATGCATATCTAGGATTTGCAGATCGTTTTGAAAATCTTTCTTTTAAACATGTCGATGGACACGTAGAGCCAAATGCCACTGATATAAACAGAGATCTTGAAGATTTAATATATGCTAATGATGGTGGCATGATGAGACATTTTCTTTTTAAGCATCAAACTTTTATAAACGGGAGATATGAAGCAGCGAAACAACAACTTGAAAGTAAAAAAGCTGATCCAGAAATATTTAAAGACCAAGTAAACTTAATGAAAAGAGCTATTAGAACAGTGTACTCTCACACGCCAGAAGATGTAAAAAAATATAAAATCGAAACTTTACAAAAAAATCTAGATTATACCATAGACGCAGACGATATTGCAAAATTTAAAAGTGTAACTAAGGCTTTGTTTTCTATTAATACATGTATTCTAATGGTTAAAGAAGTACTTCATCGTAGACTTGAAAAAACGGGTTTTGAATTAGGGGAAAGTAAAAAACCTATAGATCCTCTTACAAAGTCATATCATCCAGAGTATTTCCCCTGGCTTTTGAAAAAATTAGAAACACTGAAAGACTTTATAAACAGCTCTCATAATTTTGGCAGAACAAAAGCTATAAATCAAGCCATTGTTAAAATGGGTCGCTTCGAAGGTTGGACGACAGCTGAACTTCAGCGATTTATTTTTATGTGGTACACGCCTAATGTTGAGGATAATAGTGAAGATTTTAAAAATGTTGAGGAACAATTACCGGTAAAAGATAAGGATTGGGAGCCGAGCAAAAATTTACATGGTTCCGGTTATAAAAGAATAGGTTACGAAGAGATTTTAATCAATAATAATTATAATAAATTAATAGAGCATGAATTAATTGATTGGTCGCAATTTTTCAAAGATATATATAATAGTCCTGAAAAAGGAAAGAGACTTATAAACTGGGTGTATAAAACATTAGGAACAAGGTCCGGCAGTTTTAGGTTTTTAAAGTTTCGCGTCGACGCCTTGAAAAAGTTAAAGAACAAAGACGAAAATGTGCGCGCAGAAATTGGCGCCACCAAAATTAATTTTCAAGAAAGCAAACGAAGAAGAGAGCGTTTGTTATTGGAAGCAGCTGTCACTTATGCCGAGGCCGCACAGTCACATAAGCTTCTCATAATTAGGGACTATGGCGGCATATCACCAAGAATATTTTTTGGACTTTTCAATGAACAAGCATTTAATGAAAACCCGCCAAGCTATAACGAAGGCAAAACTGGTTGGGCATTCGATGCAATTGCAGCTTTAAGTGATAAAACAAAAAATGATGAAGCAACAATGAAAAAAGTTTTTAATATATGTAGATCACTTGAAGCTGTCCTCGTGCTAAGACTTGGAACAGATGGTAATGGTTCTTTATGCAGAATAACAAACACAGCTTCAATGAAAGGAAGCAAGTTAGGACCTTTGCTATATGATATTGCTTTTAGCTTTGTACATGACTTAGATTATGCCGGCACGATTTGTGACAGAGTTTCAGTTTCTAAACACGCTAAAAATGTATATACATTTATATTAGAGAATAGACCAGAGGATTTTGATATATATTATTTAGATAATGAGTACAACAATTATACTCCCACAAGGTCTGATAATATACCTTATACAAATTTTCATGATATATATCATGCAAAAAATTATGGCATAGGCGCTCGGAAAGAAGACTGTGAAGATGAATATTATCTCGCACCAAGTGGACCAGCAGAAGGTATGTTAATATGGAAACCTGGAAAAGAACCTAATGATCCTTTAGATATGATATTTTCAATCAAAAATCCATTGCCTTATTCAGACATGTTGATAGATGATACGCCTATGCATGAAACGTTTAAAGAAGTTGGGCTCTATAGTCACGAAAACATTTTAAAAAATTTGTTAGTTAGTTTTTTCAACAAAGTCTATTCAAAAAAACATGATAGGTGATTATAAAAAATTGATCCTGCAGGTATAATATCTTTATAGGAGGTATTATGTTTGCAGAAGAATTAAATAGTCTTACATACACAGCTAGATATGTTGTATCTGGACCAATATCATTTATTGCAGAAGGACACGAATGTGACACTGATTTGATATTAGTGCCTGGCTGGAAAGGTGATCTAAGAAATCATGATCATTTACAAGTTAGGGTATATACAAAAGATGTTTTGCCACATATTGTGGATTTGCATGATGTACATGACCCTGATGACTGGGCTCGTATGATGGCAAGCATTTGGGGCGGTGGTGCTGGTGGTGCTGCTTACTATATTCATATCAATGACATTAAGTTTAAAACTGTCCCTTATCCGGATGATCATCCTATTACTATTGCTTTGCGAAAATATAAGGAATTTCAAACTTATTAACATAATTACTCTTAGCGGAGTATGTAATGCGTTTAGTAAGATCCTATATTAGAAATATATTGTCAGAAAGCTTTCAAGTTAGAGGTTATATAAAGCCTATAAAAGCTTTCAAGACATTAAAAGAATGGGAACACATAGCTAGAATGCTATTGTTATATCAGCGATCAGGTATTAGCGTAAGAAATAAAACTATACCCGGTCCTATATACGATATAATACAACAAAACTTTGGCTATTTACTATATGATGAAGTAGCTAACTATGACAGTTTCAACACAGAAAACGTGTTAATATTCATTGAAGATTTTATTAATCACAGAGTGTGGTCTATTAAACGTCAATATGCACCATATTTTAAAGATATTGATTCTTTAAGATTTGCATATTTTTACAGTCGTGGAGATATTGAACCATACGTCTTAATGAATAGGGAATTTACATACCAAATTTATGGCAGTAACAAGAATCTGAAAATAGTAAGTCATTTTACTAACCAAGAGGGTATGAATAGAATACAATATTCTATAGAAAAGCAAGAACCTATAGACATTTCTGCTTTTACATATATGATGGATAGTTATTTTGATGAGAAAGCAAATATTAAATTAAAATTAATTGGTAATGTAAAAGCTGCCTTTAAATCAGATATTAAATCTGTTGTGGTAGATAATGGTATGCGCGCATGTAACATGTTAAGATTAGATTATCCGGGTGAAGAAACAAATATATGTTATGACTTGGATGAATGCGACGAGCCTAACAAAACTAGTTTATGGAATGAATATATTGTAACACCAGTAAAAATATTAGATGCGAGTACAGTAAATGATTGATGAAATTGGCATAAGAAAATATATAAGAATTCTTTTAGAGCAGAGACCGGAAAAAGTAACTTTTGGCAATGCAGAAACCCAAAACGATTTTGAAAATAGAACAAAACAAATTGATACAAGATTGCGTGACTACATTGGTAGCGGTGATTTTCAAATATCATTCCCAAAAAAAGGTGTGTCTAGAGGGAAAGATACTATTATTAATAAGATTTTGCAACAGCAACAACACATTACTAATTCTAAGGGTAGGTACAAATATTTTAAAAGACAACATTTTAGTAAAGCTGATTTAGAAAAACTTTATGCTGATACAGATCCGGCCAATGCACAGAAATGGTTACCTCGTTTACCAGCAATAACTGGCAACGAATTTTTAGGGTTAATATCAAAATATTATACATTTTTTAATCAGATAGATATAGACAATGATGGAATACCGGGAGATATTGATGATATCAGTATATCATTAGCACACTATTTTACTAAAAACGAAGAAGAAATTAAAAGTAATATCAAGAAAAATGTGTACAACAAATATGTTAAAACTTTTAACCAGGATATAATAAAAGATTTTAAAAACGTAGATGTAAAATCAGTAACTGAAAAAGAAATAGAAAGTTGGATGGAAAGATCACAGCAATATATGAGAACAATGATGCGACCATATCTAGAAGTTTTTGAAAAAGAAATAATAGATTTTATGTATGACGAGCTCTATTTTGGCGCCATCAATGCTACAACCCAAAATATGCAATATAACACGACAGTGCTTTTACCCTACCCTAATCTTTATTATTCATTTAAATACATAGGTAACGCTTCATCAATAGGCTATCACAACATTAAATCATTTTTTCATGAGTTATATAATCAAGTTTTAAATATGAAAAAAATATTTGACCCAAATACAAACCGCGACAAAATGCTACGTATTTTAGGTGACAGTAAGAAATTTAATTTTGTTCTTTATTCTTTTGATTTAATTTGGTCTCCAAATCTGATTATCGATGAAAAAGAACATGAAGATATAATGGCATCAGATTACTACAAAAACCCAAATGCATTTTATGATTGGGAAATAAAAAAAGCACATGCTGAGCGTATTACGCCTCAAACGCTATCTCCAATGGACATTGATGCATTTGCAAGAACACTTAAGTCACATGACAACAAGGAAATAGTGAAAAAACTTGAAAAAAGTTTAGAAAGAATATCAAAACAAAAAGATTATACTGGTGATAAAATAGAACGCATGCCGGCTACAGAGAAAGAGATTATGCAACTTTCCAGAGATGCAGCCGCAAAACCTAGGTACTCATACACAATAAAAGAGCTAGAAGAAATATTCGAAGAAACTTTAGATGTTGTTGAAGATATTACAGGTGTCAAACCTGAGGCAATGGTTGATGAAAACAATAACAGAACAGGTGACATAGAAAAAAGAGAAGAAGCTTTGATAGAAGCGGTTAAAGAATTTACAGAAATGTCAAACAAACTTAACAAATCTTGGTTTGATGCATATTATAATTCTAAAAAATACAATGATTGGTGGGACTTAGGCGGAAGGTACGAAGATGTTACTAAAAATCAAAAGCAAGTAGTTGTACTTGATGGCGATGTAACTGGAATGCCAGTTGCTGGCGGCATAAAAATAAAACATGAAGATGTGCATCATTTTTTTAAGTCACTAGTTGACCCAGCTGGTGTAGTCAAAGAACCAACCCCGGCATTCCCAAAAGAAGGTATCAGTTCAGATAGGTCATTTACATTTATTGACAAGATAGGGTACCAAAGAAAACCCAGTGTCAAACTTGAAGGTGGTAAAATAAGAAAATCTTCTAATAAACCAACCCTAGAGTGGACAACGCACAATTTTTCACCAAAGGCATATGCCGATCATGTCATTGTACGCAAAGGAAATTATAAACCATTTTCTAGCTACGTAAAAATACCGGTAATTCATACAACCAGAACTAGCATGAAAGAGATGCAAAAAAAATACAGCATTAACAAGGATTTGTGGAAAGCACTAGATAATTTGCCGCGGTTTAATCCACACAGAGATTATAGACAGGAAGAAACTATAGCAAAAAGAGAATTAATTCCAATAGCAGAATTTATAAAAAAACTAGAAGCGGCTGAAGATACACTTTTGAAAGATTATGCGGATTATGTTAAAGCACAAGAGAAACTTAAACTATTGGGCAGTGGTTCAGTCGCATCTTCTGTCATTGACTTGTTAAACATTTACAAGGAATTAATTGATGATTTAAATGAAATAGAAGAAGTGCATTCGCTAGCTGACAATCCTAAAAAAGTAACTGATGAAGAGATTCAACGATTGATCAAATCTTCTGGAATGAATCAAATGGAAGCAGAAGAACTGAAACAAAAAATAGCTTCTCTTTTGGGCGCTTGTAGTATTGGTAATAAAGGTGCTTGCGACGAACTAAGAGAAATATTTCTAGATCTCGAAGCAAAAGAAAAGCAGTCTAGGGCAAGAAAACGAAAAGAACAGTTCCATAGATCGTCAGCTGGGTCTAAAAGAGCTTTCGGGAGAAATAACCAAGAATTCCTTGTAAATGCCGAAGCAAGAAAAGAATTATTTTTTAATATTGCTAAGTTGTTAAGCATGTTACATCAGATGAAACAAAGCAGTGATAAAAAGCTTTTCTCTGAAGAGACCGGTGTTTTTATTGATAATATTATTAAAGGTGCTAATGCTGCAGCATTAAATGCTGGCGGCGAAGCCAGCGGCCGCCGCCCCCAGCTCACGAATTACCTGGTAAATAAAAGTATTGTTGATGTATTAAAAGATAACCAAATATTCTCTGGTGAATTCGAGACAAAACATAGCCAAGCAAGCAGTGACTTAAAACAAACACAATCGTCCTTGCAACGAGTAAAAATGGACAATTTTAGATTCGATCTTGAAAATCGTGTAAAACAAAGAACAAAGACTTTTAAAAGCCTGTCGGATTTTACTAAACACTCCCAAGAAACTTTAGATTTAATATCAGACATGTATGAAAATTTATATCCTCACATACATGATAAATACTTTGGTGAAAAAAGATTGATTGCAGATGAATACCAAAAGCAATTAAGTAATTTTAAAAGCGGAAAGGCTTCAGACTTTGATGGAATGCCAATTGAAATACTAAAAACTGTTTTAAAAGCTTATAATGATATATTAAAGTATCAAACTTTTGAAACTGAATTTGCAAAAACCGGTCAGGCAACAACATACAGTAAAGGTGTTGAGTTAGCCTTAGAGAAAGAAATAACAGCTAACGAAGAATATTTACGAAAAATGAAAAAAGCAGCCGTTGATGATGATATGGAATTATTTGAGCAGGGTAAGCACGAGCTTCAAAAAAGATTACAAAACATAATGGAAAAGATTGATGTCCCAGCACAAGAAATAGAACGAGCTGGCGATAAGGTAGTAACAGCAGCTGCAAAAGAGGGTTATGAATTAGTTCAATATATTAGTAATATGTTTGATGAAATAGAACATATCGTAGAACTCAAAGAAGATATGCAAAGACCAGAGATCAGTCATGGAAAACGAGCTGAAAAATTCTTCGAATATATAATGGGTACAATTGAGAATCATGACGGAGTTAGAGAAAGCTGGAGGGGTGAAGAAATAGATTATTTTGAAGATCTAAATGCAGTTTTTGATAATCCTATAGACCCGGATAAAATATTTATTGGTGTAACTATGCATCCCGAGAATTCAACAGGGTTAATGTCTAAGATGCAAGATAGATTTGGGGGAGATTTTGAACATTCAAAGGCAACTGATTATGATTTTGATGGAAGTATTTCTTGGAACGATTATCATTTAGATGATATAGATATAGTTTACGTACATATCAATATTGAGCCGGATGCCTTTTCGGGTGCAAAAGATTTTGACAAAGCGCAGGACCTCGCGAGGATTTTATTTAGATTATGTGACATATTAGACAAACCAATGTACAAGGGTGAGGCTGACCGGGAAATTATTAAAGATCTTTTCGGAGCAGATGAAGCATATCTTGCGGGTGATATACGAAAATATTTTGTTGATGCAATAGATGCTAGCTTTTTTGAGAACGAGATAGATTTTTTTAGAGATATAAATGATCGTCTCTGGGTTTTTACAGAAAAATTAAAGAAAGATATTAGTCTTCATTTTATATTGCCTAAAAAATAATAGGGAGAGTTACATGTTAATTAAAAAAACAATATTAAAAAAAATAATTAAAGAAGAGATTAGTAGAAAGAATGCTTTATTGTTAGAGGCAACTATGTGGGGTGTCTCTGCAGTTGGTATTCTAGTTATATGCCCAGAAGATCAAACCATGTACCTTCAACAAAGAAGCGACTTAGTAACTGGTGGAAGATTGCAATACTCATATCCTTCTGGCGGAATAGCTGCTAATAATGCGCGAGGTGTTAAACATTATGATACGAGAAATATTACGCAAGATATGGTGCCGCAAACACAAAAAGATTATGAGTTGTTAGCACTTGAAGAGTGGGAAGAAGAAACTGGTATGCCAATAATGTTTACGATAAAAGAAAATAAAATAACAGCCACAGTTGACAGTACTTGGAATTTTCATTTTTATATTGCTACATGCACGAAAAAGCAGAAAGATGCAATGATAGCGCAGGCAAAACCGGTCGACTTTGAATTTAACTGGGAAACAACGCCTGATAGTGGTGGCTGGTATCCAATGTCAGTTTTAGATGGCAGAGATAAAAATATAAACTTGTGGAATATTGCTTTTAATCAAGCTGTAAAAACACTGATCAGGAAGTATAGTAATTAAGAGAAAGGGGTGTTTATGTTTTTTTATTTATTATTTGTTTTAAATTGTTTAGCACACAACATTATATATGTCGATAAACCAGTAGTCGAAGGTGTAGGAAGTGGCATTGAATATGATCAGATATATAGTGAGTTAGTAAGAAAACTCCCAATGTGGAAAAACAAAGATGACGAAGTGGAGTTGCACAATCCTTACAGTATTCGAATGAAGTTTAAAAACTGTGACTATGTTAATAAGGGTGCACACTGTTCAGTAGTAAATGAACATTGGTATTTAAGAACACACATATCTTACACTGTTGATGTAGCTACTATTACATTGACGCTGTTTGATAATTTACATGTACCCGTGTCGTCTGCTACGTATGAAAATAAAAAAAAGGTAATAGTAATACCAAATGTTACTACGATAGAAACAAAGTCTAATGGTTCTCGTGGATTCTCAAGTGACACAACACAAATAATAAAACCACCAACCAGGGAAGAGCTTCCACCAGTCATACTGTCACATGACATTGGCCAAGTTGTAGCATTTCTTTGGCTATCAATGTAAATAGTGCAATAGTTTTAAAACAAGCTCTATTTATAGGGCTTTTTTTGTATATTTATATGAAGAGGTAAGTTACATGAAAAAGTTGAGAAAATATATAAGACATTTAATTTTAGAGTCGAGCGGAAACAGTAAGATAGATGACATAATTTCAACCATCGATGGCTTTGATGCTGGGATAAAGATTGTACCTGGTGAAAGAAAGGGAAAAATAGATATTGTTTACTGTGAAAAACCTAAAAATAAAAAAGAACCCGCAGATTTTTTCTTTGATGAAAGCCATTTATCAGATCGTGCGAAGGCATACTACAAAAAGAACAAGTTAGATCTAGAAGATTTAGTAGGTGCGCTTACAATCATGAAAATGACTAGTGCTGATATCAGAAATTATGGTAATTGCAATGGAGCATACAAGGTCGATATAATAGAAGCCCCAGCCGGCTTTGGACCATTGTTGTATGAAGTTGCTCTTGAGTATTTATACAATTATAGAAGCAAAAATGGTTTAATACCTGATAGAAGAAGCGTTAAACCCGAAGCCGCAAATGTTTGGAAAGTATATAATAGCAAGAGAGATGACGTAAAAAAAATACAGTTGCACCCCGATGATTGTGATATGGAAGTTGCAGGTGGAAAATCAAAATATAAAAAATCAGAGTTGTCAAAAATGTATGTGAAAAATAACACGAAGACAATAGAAATGTTAAAAAAGCGCAAAATGCTATACATATCACCAAAATTGTAGGTATTATATGAAAAATTTAAGAAGTTTTATAAGGAAAATTGTATCTGAAGGCATGATTAACCCGAATAGTGGCGAAATATTGCAGAACTACGCGTTATATGCCGCAAATGATTACGATTCTCCCTCGAGTGCCGGCGTTAAAATTTATATCCTTTATAACAAAACAGAAGTAGCAGAAAGATTAAGTGATAAAGAAACAATAATAGATATGTTCGCACCGCTAATAAGAAAAACAGTGACCGGCAAGCTTGTATTAGGATTTAATGACTCTGGAGAAAGATGGAACTGGGATGATGTAAGATCCTTTTTTTGGGAAATAATATATGAACACACATACGCAATTATAAAAACTAAAAAAAATGATATTGATTGCAATGGCGCAGTGCAAGTTGTAAGAGCCGCGGCAAAACAAGGTCATGGTCCAACGTTGTATGATATCGTAATGTCTATTGAACCGAATGGTATAACTTCGGACAGAGCACAGGTTAGCTCCTCTGCTAGGGAAGTCTATAGATTTTACGCAGAAAAACGTCCAGAGATTGAAAAAAAATACCTTGATGGCGGCATGTTAACTGATATAACATCTGATGATTGTTACACATACATGACACCAAAAGAAATGTATAAAAACAGCTTACTAAGAAAAGCTGTTTACGAAGCTTTCGGTGACTGGTTAATTAGTTACAATCGTGAAATTTATCAAGCGCTTGACAACAAAGGCGGTTTTTACGATGTGGTAGATCACTTCGGAGGTCCAGATGATGTTATAAGATACATAATTGATTCTGTTGAGTTTGGAGAAATGTATGATGAAGGCGAGTTAAGTGAGCTGCAAACTAGTTGGTATGAAGAAAAAGAGGAAATAGAAAAAAATCTCTATAAACTAAAACCACCCGCCATTTTAGAACCCAAAGAAGAGCTTAACTTAAGTTATAATACTGATTATGCTGTGAGCGCTTTCAATAAATTAACGGCAGCACACGATAAATTTTTAGATGAAATGGAAATGGGGTTGTACTATATGTTGCAAGAAATATATGGCCGTGAAGTGCCAATCGATGGTATGATAACCGATTTAAAACCAAGTTTTTGGGAAAATATATTATTGGATTTTTTCCATGCTCACTACGAAGGTGGCAAATGAGTAGTTTAAGATTATTAGTTTCACAAATTATTGCAGAAGCAATGAAAGATCCACGCAGTGATAAAGTACAAACAAATTTTGCACTTTATCACGGTACTGCAGATTATTTATATAAAAACTATATTTTATATGATAAATCTAAAATGAAAAGCATGATGAGACATCATCTTAGAACTGAAATTTCTGCTTACGCTGCTAACGAAGAACCCATCACCCCGGGTGACGAATATACTTTTTACATGTCATCAGAATTTGAATCTTCTCTGAGAAATGTGTTTACTGCAATACTTCCTCACTGTGTTGTCGCTGTAATACAAACAAAAGAACCCTTCGACAGCTGCAATCTCGCTTCGGAAGTAAGCAGAGCTGCAGCTATTGAAGGTTATGGACCTACGCTGTATGACTTAGTTATGTCGATAGAGGAAAATGGAATAATTCCAGATAGGGGTTCTGTCAGCCGTTCTGCGAGAAAGGTATATCGTTTCTATGCAGAGAAACGGCCAGATATTGAGAAAAAATACTTAGACCCAGATAGTGTCACGGATATAAGTAATGATGACTGTCCAGATCATGCTGGAAATAATAAAATGATAGAAAATGCGTACAAGGATGCTTTTGAATTATGGTTAAAAAGTTATGACCCGGGTCTATATGATGCTGTGGATAGCGTATATTTTAGTAAACACCCTTACACTGCTGTAAGGTTAATAAAAAAGTATTATTCACAGGATTTTGTTATAGATGATATTGTTTCGCAGTGGGAGTCTGATAAAGAAAATATAGAAAGAAACTTATTTAAATTTTCACCAACTCAGGTTTTTGAACCTAATGAAGAGTTAGATTTAAGCTTTAACACTGATTATGCAAAAGAAGCTTTTAAAAGTTTAACAAAAGCACACGAGGACTTTTTATTTATTTTAAATGAAATGGTTGAGGATATATTATACAATGGCTATGAACTTGAAGAATCATTTGCTGGCATGTTTGAAAAAATAAAGTCTAATACATACCAGAGTATATTAATTGGCTTTTTCGACGAGCACTACGCAGGAGCAGAAAATTGAAAACTCTAAGAAAGCTAATACAAAATATAATAATAGAATCTAGTTACAAATCACCTAAGAGTAATGAGGTGTTAGACAACATGGCACTATATCATGCAAGTGCGGGTGGCGGTGTTTTCATGGGCGGTTACACATGCATACTTTATGATAGGGTAAAATTTTTAGAAGAAATGAAAAAAGTTATAGAAAAATCATATGAGGTTCACACAGATGCAGGAAATGCTGTTGCGGCCGCGGCTATAGATAACAGAGATGCTAGTACTGCTATTTATAATGAAATTTCTGATGAGTTTTATTCTGTGCTTTACGATTGCACTAAAGCAGCAATTAGAGCGGAAAACCAGGAGGGTGAAAATACTAATGGTGCAATGCAAATTACAAGAGCTGCAGCCATAGAAGGTTATGGTCCGACACTATATGATTTAACAATGTCTTATTTTGGAGATGGCATAACTTCTGATAGAGAAGAAGTGTCGTCGTCGGCTAGAAAAGTTTATAACACTTATGCATTTAAAAGACCGGATATAGAAAAGAAATACCTTGATGGTGGTGATGCAAAAATTACTATGACTGATTTTGACGATACAGAATCCTATTGGAGTGACGACCCCCCGCTGCGACAAGCATATAACACTGCTTTTATGATGTGGCTTGAAAATAATTTTGATAAAGATATTGTTGATATTTGCAAAAAACAAGGCTGGGCTGATAGAGCGAATTCGCCATTTATAATTATAAATTGGATGAAAAATCATTTTGGAAATGATAGCGAAACAGTAGAAGAAATAGAAGAACAATGGATGGAAGACCATTGGGAAATAGAACATGACTTACATAATGAAGTGCCATGGGATAGTATTAAAGATGATTTTACAGAGAACGATCCTGACAGTGTGGCACTAGATTTAAGCTATAACACTAGTGCATTTTCTTGGGAACATAGTATATTGCAACGCAGACACACAGATGTTAAAGGTGAATTAGGTGACCTTGTACATCATCTTAACAATTGGCACGGTTTAGAAGTAGATTTTTGGGAATTCTGTGAAGACCATGATAATTATGACAGTATATTATTAAACTTTTTTAGAAAACGTATGGTAGAAAGATAATGACTTATAGTTTAGAAAAATTGTTATTTGAGAATTACGTTAATCCTGGTGTAAGTAACCACTATACATATGTTTACGAAGGAGCTGACAGTACTGGAACTGAATGTATAATGATTGCTTTATTTAACAAAAGCTTGATCGATGAATACATCAACTGTGCAAAACAGAATATTGCACCGACTAGTCAGCTGACGAAACTTGGCAAAAAATTTATTGAAGCAATAAACGATGCAAATAATAATGACGGTGCTTTAAGAAAAGTTGCACCATTGGTAAAAAAATATTACATGTATGAACCATTTGAGTTTGAAGAACCGCAAGCAATTGATTTATATGGCGCAGATGAATATCGTGGTGATCTTTGGATGTTCTTTGCTTCAATTGATGGAATGATTAAAGCAAAACCGACTAGTTCCTCAAAAAATTCTTATTACATTGAATACACTGCAGCGCACATAGGCTCTAAATTTGGGCCACTAATGAAAGATATGATGTTATCACATTTGCATCCAAAAATCATGGTTCCGGATAGAGGGCAAAAAGAAGTCGGCAAACGTGGGAACAAAAAGGTAATACCTTCAATTACTGATGCTGCTATGAATTTTTATAAATACATAAGAAATAAAAATCTTTTCGACAAATATGATTTTATATTAATGGACTCTGAAAAAGAAAAAATAACTAGTACTAACTTAGATGATTTGCCATCATTACACAACTATAATACAAACCATAAACTTTCTGCTGTAGATTTAGAAAATAGAGATGCTCCTATTGTATATAACCCTGCACTTGATGGTATTTTATCTGATGGTGATTTGTATGACATAGGTGTAAAAATAAAACAAAAAGTATCGGTGCAAAACAATAATGCCATTATATATGAAGCTTTACAATACTTTAATGCATTTTTTATGGAGTTCGGCCATGATGATGCACCAAACGATCAGTGTTTATTAGAATTAATAGAATCATATTTTGGATGTATTTATAAAGACAACACTTGGTGGAAACCATATCAGAAGGTGAAGTGAATGATTGACTTAAGGAAATATATAAGAAATGTTATCACTGAAAAAGGTGAGAAGCTAGCACAGATGGGTGACTTACTTCACCACCGATCTAGTAGATACAAAGGTACCCAAGCAAAACAGCTAAAACAGTTTTTTCAGAAAACAACTGGTGGAGCAAAAGGGCAAAGTCGATTAAAAGATGGTTTAACCTATATTCATTGGGCACCTTTTCAACAAGCGGTCGATTTATATTTTAATGTACGTGGTCGACAAAGAAATGAGATTAATACATATATCCACAAAACTGAAGAAACTTTCGAACCTTTTAAGCTGATGGATGAGCATGTTATAGGCATTGTGATTGATGGATATGTAACATTTGCCTCAAAAGTTGATTTAGATTCGGGTCGGCCGGGTAGATTTTTAAAGTTGTTAAAGTCGTATGACAAAATAGTAAAAGCCAAGCGTGATCCAGGTCTAAAAAAGTACATTACACATCGTGACAGAGAAAATTATAATAAGTTGGTTACAATGTTAAAACCGACTGAATTAGCATATATGTATAACCAATACAAAACTAGTGGCGTACCTTCTAGACCTGACGTTGCATCTCTTGAAACCCGCGCCTCTAAATCAAGAGAATACATTGAAGCACTTGAACAGGGTGATGATGATGCAGCTGACAATATTAAATACGGTAGCGATGACGTCATGTTGCAAGATAAAGAAGGCGAAATTAGCAATATATATGATATAATAATAAAAGGAAAAGAGGACTTAAATCCTTTTGATGACATACTAGATGATGATGGAAACCGCGGCATGGATTTAAACTGGCCAGAAGCTATCATTGACAACTGGGAAATTGTAGCGATTTGTATACCTAGTGAAATGAAACAAGCATTTTTTAATTCTGAAGCATCTGATAATTTTTTCCATGATACATGTTATGATGATATACCAATAATTGATGAAGATGGCTACTTAGATATAGATTTTTATGATGCATGTGCAGTAGAAAAAGAAATTATGATAGAAGATGAATTGCGATTTGAAGAAGAAGATTTAGATGACAGTACAAAAGATATGTACAATAGGTTTTTAGAAGATGTTGATGGAGATAGTTTTTTAGACATATTCTCGCCTAATGTTAAGAAAAACCATGAAATGAATAAAGCTAATAAAATATACTAGAAAAACAAAATGAAAACATTAAGAAAATATGTAAGAAACCTATTAACAGAATTGTCTGTATTTGATTATAAAACTCAGCCGGCTGATGAAGGTGAGTTGTTAACTGTTTTACAATCAGAGTTAGATGTTGAAAAGTTAAATAACATAGAACAGCCGACAGGCGAGTTTACGCCAAAACCTCATGGCTTATTTTATGCTTGCGGTGATGAGTGGCTTCGATATGTTAAAAATCCTGATAATATGATGGGTCAGTTTAAAAAAGGAAGAGCTTTTCTGTACAGATTAGAAGTAAATTATACAACCATTGACAAACCTGATGCTAATGCAGTTTGTAAAATAGATAGTGATGAAGCATTTGAAAAATTTACTAGTATATACGTTAAAGGTGAGAGTTTTGCCTCACCTGACTGGCATGCAGTTGCTGACGAGTTTGCGGGTATTGAATTTTGCCCTCTACCACATGGACCGCGCTGGCTAAGTGGATATGATATTGATCAGGGTTGTGTATGGAACAAAGCTGCAATCAAATCTCATAAACTATTATTCCATGACCCATCTAATGAAATCAAACCAAAACCAGCTTCCATAGGTCAGGCTTTCGAAATGTATCCGGAAATCTACGAGTTGCTTGTTGACACTCACGATATTGATGATAGAGGTTATGTACCCGGAAATGATCCAATGTGGAGTGAAATGTCGGTGGAAGAATTTATTGATCAAGAGTACGAAGACCCCGGAAGTTCAAATTTTTGGCGAAGCGGCTATTTCAGCGACATCGACAGAGCAATTATGGCACTCGCTGTGGTAAAGGAAGATGGTTTAGACCTAGGCATGCTTACTTATTCAAGTGTTGATTTGGACGATGTAGCGAAACAGGTGGAAGAAGCTTGCAAAAAATTTGGTGTAATGATGCCTGAAGACCTCGAAGATAAAATTAGCGACATGCAGTGGAACAGAGATGTAGATGAACAAATTGGACCAGGTTGGTCTAGCTCTCAAATAGACAAGTATAGATAAAGAGTACTGATTATGAAAAATTTAAAAAAATATATTAGGAATATTTTAAGAGAATCTATCAACATGCAATGGTTAAGCTGGAATACTTTCAGTGATTGTTACTATGGTTTAAATGATAAATTTCGACAAGACTTTGATGAGTGTTTACGTGAGGGCATGATAGGCGAAGAATGGTATAGTACTGTTGAAGATGTAGATGAAATGGCAGAAGAAGAAACATTAGAGGATAAATTTCATGACTTGGCACGTCACACTTTTTGGAGCTGGGATGTAGATATTTTTAGAAAATACTCAAATCTACACACACCAGATAGAGTTATGATTGCCCTTTGGTTTATTGCTAATAAGAAAACATACATTGGTAACTTTGCATTTAGTGTTAGAGATACTGATGAACTGAGGCACATTGCTGAACAATGTAAAGAAGTAATAGACATGTATGGACTGGTGCCATCTTTTAAAGATGAGATAGACGAACAAACTCGATCAGCCACAGGCATAAGAAATACAGATGATGCTGTAGGAAATATTCGACCATTTAAACATACACATGGAGGACAAGAAGAATGACAGAAATATTAGAAATGTTATTAGACCACGGCTCATTAGGAATATTTGCAGCATTCTTAATATGGCTTTATACAAATATGCAAGCCAGAATGGATGCACTAGTAGATAGGTTTCAGGTTCAACTAGAAGAAATGCAAAACATTCACAAAGGTGATCAAGAATTACTGCGTGAAAGATATGATGATGTCATAGCAAAGTATGACAGTGAAAAGAAACAAATGAGGTTGCAAATTAAACAAAGAGTAGAAGCTGTTGGATCAATAGTGCAAAAAATAGATCAGAAAACTTCAAACTTTTTAGTTAAGCAAGATGCTGACGGTGATGACATAGATTTTATAAAAAATCAAGTCGGTCAGATAAATGAACAAGTTAAAAACATAGGTGAATTAGTAAAATCGATGGACCAAGAAAATCGTGTTAGAAATCTTGTTGCCATGGCTCACGGTGATACACTACCACCAAAATAGAGGGCAAAATGAAACATTTGCGATTATACATACAAAACTTGCTAAGAGAGATGGCAGCACCTAGCACTGATCACTCTGACACTGTTTATTATCATGGTACACCGATTGAAAAATATGCAAAGTCTATAATGTCAGCTGGCGAGATAAAACCACCCGATCTATCAAATAGGTCAGGTCCGCTTCGACCAGTAGATGGTATGGTTTATATAACACCAAGTATTGCGACCGTACAAATGTATGCACTTGGCGGAGATATGGCGGGTCATGGCACATCAAAGTTAGAGGAAAAGTATGGTAGATACGGATACGTATTTGCAATTGCTGGCAAAGATTTATCTAATATACATCCAGATGAAGATAGCATAGGAGAAATGATATACAATAAAGAGGTGCCCTGGCTTGACCAAATGGCAAAATATTATTTAGAAGAAGAGCCATACGATGATGAAGGACAAGGTTTGGGTTACTATAGTTTGTATGATGCCTTAGTTGGCGGTGAATATGATGCTTTTGCGACGGGGGGAAGATATTTAGTAGATGTAATGAGTGATGAAGAAAAATTAAGTTTGATTGATATGGGTGCTGACATTGCTCACGAAGGTCCATTGAAACCTATGGCTGTTTATAGACTTGACAGAAGAAAATCAAAATTATTAAAAAGAGATGGCTCTAATTTTTTTGACATAGCAGAGAAAGTAAAATGAAACAATTAAGAAAGTATATAAGGAACATATTGTTAACAGAAGGGATGTATACACCATCACTAATGAAAGACAAAAACATCCATATAGTATTCAAAGTTGGTCCATCTCAGATCTGGCTTCAGGCTCAGAAAAGACCAGCAACAGGAGATCCAAATCCCAGGTTTGGGAACGTTGGGCAGTTATATTTGGTTTGGCAAAATGATAACTACTATGGGGAAGGCAACTGTGATAGCGCTTGGTCTGTTGAGGATGCTGGCATTGTTGAATCTGTCTCTGGCTTAGGTCCACTCTTATATGATCTTGCGATGGAGTTTGCTGGTGAAGATGGGATCATGTCTGATCGGCATATAACATCTTTAAAGGCAAGAAAAGTCTGGTATCATTATCTAGGAGCTCGGGATGACGTTGAAGCAATATTGCTTGATTACAGAGATGAACCGTGGATAACACCGAACGATCCTTCTGACGATTGTTCCCAGAGGCAGTATGATGGATCCAAATCCTCGAACGAAATAGATGAGTTAACTTATGCAAATCACTTTTCAACAAACAAATTTATAAAGAAACCTATGCATACTAACACGATAAATGCTTTATACGATATGGGATTGCTTACGTTCAAATTTATCATGAACGGAGAAGCAGTACATGGAGATCGGGTGAGAGCTATGGGGATTGAAGTATGAATCATTTACGACAATATATAAGACAAACAATTAATGAAAGCATTAATTTATTAGGTCACGATAAAGCATTAAACACTATTATTGCACATAAAGATAAACTAGTTTCAGGCGAATCAACAGAAGGCAGAAATACTGTGCATTATTCAACAGCAGAATTTCCATATCGCACACCTCTACTTGAAATCGGCAATTACATACATGCAAGTTTAAAAATAGATAATAAAAATTTAGATGATGCAATAAATGATTTAATATTTGAAATGTTTGAACAGGATTATTTCGAAAATGTTAATCAAAAAAACCGGTTTAAAGGTAGCACTGTAGAAAAAATAAAAAATGAACGTAACGTGCTTTATGAAAAAAGGGAAAAATTAATCAAAAAAACCAGTGAATTTTGTGCTGAAAATCGGCGAGATATAGATATGTTTATTGGCTTTCGAATACTAGCTGGTTTTGCAATGCTAGGTGCGGAAGGAAGATTTAAGGCAGATATTGCTAATAATTTGCCGACAGGCGATGGTATTGAGATGCCAATAATAGATATGAAACTTAAAACTGCCATGTCCAAGAGAGCAAATGCTACTATTATACATGAATTTATACATTTTTTACAGTTTGTTGGTTCATATTGGTTGTTACTTGGAAGAATAGTTGTACAACGTTTAAACAAAATTAAGAAAATTGAAATTAGTGATAGTGCTGCCAGCCTACTTTCAGCTGACAGAAAAGGCGCTTTTTATAAACAAAATCTAGCAGACTACAAAGAAACAATTAAAAAGAACGATATAACGCTTACTTATAGTCATCTTTTTGATATTGATAACAAAGATTTTATTTTCGGTGGCGTAAAATTTAAAGATCTTTTGTCAAAACAAAAAAAAATACAGATTAAAAAAGTTTATCCTACTACAGACTATTTTTTAGAGTCACATGAAGTACAAGCTCACATATACCACACAGCTGTTGAATACGTACAGGATAATTTTGATACAATACAAAGCAAATTAGAAAATGAAGATTTTGATCAAGCATTTACTGCAATAGCAAATGATTTAGTCAACATTAACAAAGCTCCTACTGGTATCAAACGTTTCTTTGATGATATGTTTTCTATGTTTCAAAAATATGATTACAACTGGACCGTTAAAAATTATAATAAAATAGCATCAGAGTTTCCAGATAAAGATAAGTTTAAAAACATGTTAGTTAAACAATTGTCACGTGCAATTAAAAAAGAATATTTAAGACAAAAGATGAACAAGTTTAAAAATTTGAGAATACCATGAAAAATTTACGAAAATATATTAGATCAATATTAGTTGAAGCAAATGATTTGCCGGATGAAAAGATATGGAGTTTGTTAAGCCTAATAAAAGATCCACATTTACACATAAAAATGGCTGACGCGGGTGATGGATACATTAAACTATTTAATGGTGATTTGTTGTTAGTAACAATAGACTTTTTGTACACAAGAACTAGTCATATGAGAAAAGGTAAATATAAAACAGCTTTCGGCCCATGTAATGATGCATATATGGTTAAGTGGGCAAAGGCACATGTCCTGGGTTTTGGACCAGTGTGCTACGATGCATTAATGGAATGGGTGTATTTAATCGGCGGTCACGGATTGGTTAATGATAGATATGAAGTTTCTGTAGCAGCGCAAGAAGTTTGGGAAAAATATCTTAAATTGAGATCTGACATAGAAACTGTGCAATTAGATTTGCCGGGCAGTCCATTGACAGACGACCCAGAAGATGATTGCGCAGATATTATGAGTGCAGACAAATGGAGTATGGAGCAACATGGCAAAACCATAGATATTGGTGTAGAAAATGCATACCCTGAAGTACAAGAATTGTATGGCCCGGCAGATGACCCAATGGAATTATATGGATATTTTGTTGATCACCAGGATGACGTTTTAAAAAACACTGCAAAGCCTTTAGCTCCTTCATCGAAATATTTAAAATATGTTCAGGACCCAAACAATGTATTTTCAAAAGTTTATTACAAAAAAAACCCGGGTCTTCTAACGTGGTTTGCAAGTAATAAGCGATTAAAACTCATGAGTCCTTTTGCAAAAAGTCAAAAAAATAAAATAGATGCTTTAATAAATGGGTAAAAAATGAATAAGTACAAAGCTAAATTGATAAAATGCTATGCAGATGGCTCTATAGAAGTTGATATTGATTTAGGCTTTAGTATTACATATCGCGCAAAGATGTTTAAATTTATTTCAGCTGCTGATGAAGAAGATTTACCAGATGAAATTTCTATTAAAAAATTAGAAAGTAAGTTGCTTGCTAGCGCCATAATTATTGAAACAAACAAACGTACTCGTGGTGAAAATGCTTGGCTAGCAACAATAATATTAGAAAGTGGCAGAATTGAAAACTGGTTAGTTACAGCGGGTTATATAGTTAACAAACCAAAGGCAAAAGTATGAAGAATTTAAAAAAATACATTAGAAAAATTATGGAAGGTATGATGAGCCCACATGATATCAGTAATTTAGATGAACCAGGAGAATATTACACAGATCCAAAGTATGCAGAAAAATTTTTTATTGTGGTCGATGGCATGCAAAATAAGACCATGCCTTTAAAACCGGCCGGTGAAGCATTTAGAGTAAGTTTAGAAGCTGCGCGTGGAGATGGGTCAGGGCTTGTTCGCATGACTGATCATATAGACGTAGAGTATAATCATACGTGTAAGACATACGAAGTCGTTAATGCGTACGCAAAAACGGAAAGCGCTGGTCCATTATTATATGACATTGCAATTGAAATAGCTGGTGACACTGGGCTTATGTGCGACAGACATACAGTTTCCGCAGAAGCAGAAAACGTTTGGAAAAAATATGTTACAACTAGATATGATGTGACACCAGCACCACTTCCATGTAAAATGAATCCCAGAGATCACCACAGAAATATTAACTTAGACATTTATCATGATAAAAAGTATGGCTGGTCAAAATACAAATACTTTAAAATCAATGATATTGGTAAAGCGCATCAACCAATAATAAAAGACTTATTTAGATTAAAAAGAATAAAGGTAGGCACTTATCGACAGGATCCAGAAAAATACAGAGAAGAATTTAGAGAAAAATTAGGTTGGCCAGATTTTAGAAAGGAGAAGTAAAATGTTAAGAAAATATATTAGAAAAATTATTAGCGAAGGTCCAGGCGTCACTAGAAGCATGGCAAAACAATCATCACGTTATAAAAAAATTGCACCAGGCGTATCATCACAAAACTTTCAAAAACTTGCAAATTTGGCAGATGACAACATAGAACAAGCACTAGCATTAGGTGACACGTTAGACCAGAATTATGAAAAAGTTTTCTTTTTAGATAATGAAAAGATTGAGAAAATTTTAATCGATCGTCTAAAAAATTTAGGGCTTGTACATTATGAAAACAACACCTCTACGTTTCAAAACCCCAGGCGTTTTAAAAAAGGCGAAATAAGATTTTATGTAGACTTTGATTCTGATTTTTTTACCAACATTTCCGTCGTCATGCATTGTCGTGGTTGGAAAGCTAATTTTAATTTTGATTTAATTAATTTTAAAAATAAAGCTCTTGGCGGAACACACGGCGTTGGGTACAGTAATCCTGACAATTGGCGTATGAGACCTATTATTCATCAGCAAATAGTTACTTTTTATAAAGATTATTATGATAAAAATAATAATTTAAGATCATGGTGGAAAAACATACCTAAAGAAGAGTATGATATTGAATCTGCAATGATGAAAGCTATTGGTCAATCTGACCCTTTTGAAGAATATGAGTTAACTTTAGATAATATATTTATGATGTGTCAGCAGTTCTTAGAAGCAACCAAAAAAATGGCTACGCAAATAGAGCACATAAAGTAAAGAGTATAAAAATGTTACGACAATATATAGAAAAAATTATTAATGAAAGCAACTCAGTTTTTGGTGATTATTTTAATGCTGAAGAATTCCATGAGCTTTTTGATAATATGCCATATGAAAAAAATACTGAAGCTGAACAGGAATTTATTGTTAGCCTTCATGAATATGTAGTGCTTCACAAGGAAGAATCACTGCATGCTTGGGTAAAAAAATATTTCAAAGGTCCGCAAACTTTTACTAGTACGAAATTGTTAAATTTGTTAACAAACTATGATCATTATTATCGTGGATTAACATTAAGCCCTAAAGCAGTAGGAGAATTCCTAAGTAAAAACACAAAGTATTTTCGGCCATCATGTCGAAATATTTTCACAGACAACCAAGCAGATAATTGGTTAATATTTACAGGTAATTTTGACTATCAACCGCAAGGAGAAGTCGATAGCTGGTCAGCACACTTGTCTTCAGTACTAAAGTTTTCAAAACAATACAATGTCCAGATCACTGGGGAGGCTAATGAGGTGCCAGTTATTTTTTGGCACAAAAGGGAAAACGATCCAAAAGTGTTTTTTAATGTTGATTTAGTTTCTAGAATAGCACAAGAACTTTGGGAAAGAGGCAAAATGGGCATCGACAGTGGCAATACATTGTTTAACCCTTGGGGTTCGGAAAAAGAGTCATTATTGATCGGCAAAGATAGCGTTCTTTGTGTTGGTATAATGATATATAAACCTGTGTTTTTTGATGACCTACAGTGGAAACAAGTGCGAAAACAAATACTAGTGGGGATGAGACAAAGTAGACGCGGGCCCGGAGAAATCAAACAGTTTGTGAAAAATATCGAAAAATTTAAATAATAAAGAGTTGCAAAATGGTTTTTAAAAAATATAAAAACGCCAGGAAGAAACAATGATTAAAAAATATATAAGAAAAGTTATACAGGAATCAAACATCAAACAAAGAGAAAAGTTTCTCATCGATGAAATGATAAGAAAAAGCATACAAAAATTGCTCAGCACAGACACTAGTGTAACCAGATTTTTATATGCACTTAAACTCGCCAAAATAAAAAACATAAAAGCCAGCGCATCAACAAGCCTCTATTACAATAATTTAAAATACAGCGAACAAGAAACACTAAAAGATAACTTAACAAAAGAAATAGTAAAACACTCAGAATTCTTTAAAAGAATTCTCACAAAAGAATATAACAAGATACTAAACAGAGATGCAGGCTTCGAAGCAGCAAACGAAGTCGGCGCAATATATGGTCAACCTGCGTCCAACGACATGGATTCTCACACTGCACGCGGATATGGCATGATACCTCAGCATGTATTCGATGAACACGTCAGAAAACGTACAGCTGCAGCACAGAATAGAATTCAACACGAAGCAGATAAATTCGCCAAAAAATATGGGTTATTTGAATAATGATTAGAAAATATATACAAAACATCATATCAGAATCTATAGAAGACATTGAATCTAAAAGAGAAACAACACTCGTTAATATGATCAAACAAAGCCTAGGCGAAAAATTGCTTAAAAATAAATTACACCAAGAAAAATTCTTGTTCGCAATAAAAACACTCACATCCTTCAAATATGATACCGAAAACCTAATATTGCAAATATATACACATCTAAAATTAATCGAACAAGAAACACTAAAAGAAAACCTTACACAAGATATCCTCGATCACTCAGACTTCCTCCAATGGCACGCCAAAAATTACTACCAATCATGGCAACAAAAATCACCAGCAGAAATGGCAATGAAAATACAAAAACAACGCCGCGGTATGCCAGCACCTTCCGATATGCCCGAAAGCACCGTACGCCATTACGGAATGCTCTACTGGGATGAATGGCAAGCAGAATCTGAACAACTCATACCCGAAGCACAAGATACCATCAACAATAAACTTCACCAACTAAAAACTCAATACGGAGAACATGTACCATGATAAGACAATACATACAAAAAATAATATTAGAAAGATCAGAAAATGTTTATAAATCAATATTTGATGACATAAACGACTATTTTTCAACGCTAAAATTCACACCAGAAAAAATAGATAAATTAGTCAAAAACAAACCTGAGCTCGAGAAAAAAGCGGACAAATATAAAAAGATAGTCAAAAGAAAACTAAATAAAATACTTGACCAATACAACATGTCAGAACAAGATATGCGTAGCGTCATAGCAGTAGGCGAATCAAAAGGCGGAACAACAGAAACCGTCTTAAGTGCCCTTCAAATGTTATATGATAAAGAAAGCGGATCAGGCTTCGAACGCGCAGAAACCACTGGGAGAAGCAAATTTGCTAAAAGATTCGACCAAATATTACAAAACGCGTGGAAAGAAGAGGCAAATAAACACCCTGAATTCTGGGAATCATTCGAAACATGGCACGGAATAAATGCATTTAAAGAAGGGAAAGAATCCAGAGAACCTAAAGCACTAATAAAAGCATTCATCGATATCATGACCGGCCAATACTGGAAAACAAGCTCAGACGACTTCTCAACCTATGGATGGGACGGAACTAAAAACCAAACATCCAAAACAAAAGTAAATCCCGGAATAATGCAAATAACAAACAACCTCTCGCCAATAAAACAAGTAATATGCGTTAAAATAAAAGGAGATATCAAATTCGCCGGAAGTCATGACATACTAACACAATGGACACAACTCGCAAAAGAAAAAGACGCCGACTTCCAAAAGTTTGCCGACTTCTCAACCCTAATGCGGAAAGGCGGCATTAAAGGACTTATAACAGGACCAGACGATAAACTCCTCCACGGTGCCGACCCATATAATGAAATAGTAGTAGACAACTGGAAACTAGATAACTACATCATCCTGCCACCCAGCATCATCAACAAATTCCAATTTGATAAACGGGAACTCTCAATTATGAACGCCATAATCGAAGTAAACAAAATGTCCAATAACATTAATGACTTTATACTCAACCAATATAAACACGTCGGCCCACAAACCCAATACAAACGAACAGGAATCGCAAACAAATTAATATTTGACTTCAATGCACTACTAAGCCAAACCTCACAAGACAATAGCAAAGCAGAAGAAAGATATCGCCTGCTCAAACAATCATTTAAAGAAATAGACTACCTATTAACATTCACCCAATACTTGCAACCATTCAACGTGTTCGACCAAAGTAACAACAACATTACACAAAATATCCAAAAATTCAGACGCACCATGCAAATAATAAACCACATGTCCAAAAAAGTAATCTATGAAAGTCATACGATAGACAAAGATATCATAGCCGCCATAGCCATGTCAGGTAATGGCACCCCTCTAGCATGGAAAAACCACCAAAAAACAGCCAAAAACATTGAGATGGTAAAATATTACAACGTCGACGACGTCGTCCCATTCTAATTACCAACACCCATCACCATAAACCATCATCTCTGGCCAAACTACCAAATACCAGCAACCCGGATAGACACCATTTCATACCATAAACCACAGTATACTGTACACCAGGTAATGCTGACACTGAATACGAGTGCTTATACGGGTACCGTACCTTTAAGGCCCTCTCGCACATCCTGACTAATCTATCGTCAATCCATCCTCACGCCGTCTGGAGTCTACCCTCTCCGCGGAAAAAAGAATTATTTTTTTACAGTGTTTTTTGCAAAATCTCCAGTAACCGGTTATATTATATATGTAATCAAACACAGGAGAACACTATGCAGCTTTTTATACTACTTTGCCTTTGGTTAGGGATGTTCACGCTTTTCGGCCTCATGCTTTTTATGCTCACGTTAACCCGCCCGCCAGAATAATTGCACACGAATTCATCACCATCACCACGGAGGTTTGGTCCCTCCGGCCCCGAATACTTACAAGGAGAAACTTATGACTAAAAAAACTATACCATACGATTATCTAGCCGATCACAGTGTTACCGATTTGCAAAGACTTCTAGAAAATGCAGATATGTTTACACCGGAAACCGTCGCCAATATTGAAAAGCTTTTAGCCGCTGGTCCGGAAAAATGTCTTATATCCAGAATAGTCGAGTGCACCTATAATGTCAAGCCTATGGATATAGATGTCGAATTCGTTGAAGGTCTTATTGCGCAAGTAAATATGTATGAGACATTGGCATTCGAGTACTCATACATTCTAGAAGAAGCAGAAGTCATTCTAGACAATGCGCGTAATATTCAAGAAGCCGAAGAGAATGAATGGGAATACGCCATCAATAATCCGGACCACCCAAGATACAAGGAATTGCGGGAAGAATTTAACGCAAAATAATCCCAGTAAATTTTGTAAATTTAATCTTAACGAATTATAATATATATACCAATTAAACATACTTATTAACCTACCTATTGGAGCACATATGAAACTCAATATTAACAGTCACGATATCCCATTCGGTACCGATATTCTTAACATTACAGTACCTCCCGCTTTACGCCAACGCCATCAAACCGGTTTGCATTATGTCGACGGTGTCATGGGTGGACGCGGCTTTACTCCTTCAACAGTTACCATCTTCACAGGAGAACCCGGAGCTGGTAAAACTACTATGGCATTATCCCTTTGTAACGGACTTACCGGCCAAGGTCATATCGCAGTATTCAATACCGCGGAAGAAAGCTTGCATCAAATCAGTCTCACCACAGAACGATTAGGTCTTAAGCACGGTTTCCTTACCGGTAATACAGATTGCTTAGACGATTTAATCGATGGTCTCCGCGAAATCCAATCAGCCAATCCTAAGAAACAGCTGTTCTTTATCGTTGACTCCCTACAATGTATGCACTATATGCACCCTAAGTTTGGACGCTATCATTCAGCAACTGGCGCATTGGAGATGATAACCAACTTCTGTAAGGAAACCAATGCTATAGCTATCATCATTAACCAAGTCAATAAGTCTGGTAAAATGGCGGGTAGCAATAAACTCAAGCATATGGTAGACTGTCATCTTCATCTCAGCATAGAACAACGTGACCCTGATTTGCTAGGCTGTCGTGTACTTACCGCTGAGAAAAATAGATTTGGCGGATGCGGCCACTTAGTATTCCTCGATATGGCGGAAGAAGGTTTTAAACTAGTCGGTACATTTAAAAAATAAATCACGGAGTTAACACTATGCGTACGTACGAAATAACATATATCATCGATGAGGATTACAACCGTATTGGTAAGACAGTCCTACAAGCAAAGGATGCACAACTAGCATGCCTCATGTTTCAAAGGTCTCATCCAAAGTCTCACTGGATTACGGAAGTTAATCGATTAGATTCATAAGCCAGGACGGGCCAGCCCAGCCTAGGCTCCCATATATGTCTATAGGGCCCGCCAGAAGGGCCCTTTTTTATGCCCGAAATGGGCCAGCCCTAAAAGGCCCATAAATATGCTAAAAAGGCCTGGCCCTAATGGCCCCCGTGGTGTCGCTGTGTGGCGCTTTCTGGGTGGAGGTGGGTTAAGGTAGTGTTCAAATTTTCCGGGGGGAGATTTTTTGACTATGGGTACTGTTTTTCCTGAGCGAACGTATAATTAAGATATATCATACCTTTCAAAAATTCCCGGGAGAAAATTATGAGAATATCTAAAAGACAATTGAGACAAATTATACGAGAAGAATATACGCGGTTAAAAGTGCGTAAAATGCTTAACGAAGCCACTGGCGGTTACATGCAAAGTGATATGTACGTGAGTGATATTGCTGATTCGTTGATCCAATGGATGGATTATTTCTTACACCATGAAAATGAACCCGGGTATGATATGTACGGAGATTACAAAAGTCTAGAAGAAGTTGCTGAGTGGGCACGAGAAATCGCAAATTCAAGAAAATATGGGCTTGATAAAAGTAAATTACGTGGCGAAGTTGAGAAGGAAATTAAGAAGAGACTTAATAACCTAGAAAGAGAGGAGTACCGCGCTTGGTCTGATAAAGACAAAGAAGCTCAGATCGGTAAAGAGATAGGCGAATATAAAAGCATATTGGACATGTATGATGAATTAGAAGATATGATATTTGGGGGGATTTAATTATGAGAATATCCAAAAGGCAATTGAGACGAATTATAAAAGAGGAGTATACACGTTTGCGTATACGTAAAATGCTAAATGAAGATATGCGTAACATGACGCCATACGAAGAAGCAAGAAAGCGATTTGATAGCTTGGCTAAACTGCATGCAGCTCATGGCGGTGCTCCGCGAATGTATCACGTATATTCCGGTTATCTTCAGGTTTTGCAAGATGGGAGACCACCTAAGAATCTCTCACCGTACGAAAAGGACATGTTAAGTGGAAGTGTTTCCAAAGCTATTGAAAATTTAAGTGGAATGAAAGAATATCTATCACAGCTGGGTGGACTAGATGGTGAAGTAGGTGAAGTAAAACAGGCGGAAAGTTTGTTACGGATGGCCCGTATGTACAAAGCTTTGTTAGAAGGTCCACGTAGATAACTACATGCATGTACAAAGGTTATATTATGAAAATATCTAAAAAGCGGTTGAGACGAATAATAAGAGAGCATATAGCTGGCGCGGAATCTATAGGCGAAGAAAAATATGAGAGACGGAGAAAGGCTATAAGCAAGAGTGATGCTAAAATGGCTTCTGATGTTGGCAAGTTATTAAGCAGAGAGGATATTGCGAATATAGCTATTAATTTCATGTTAATGGAACTGGAGACCGGGTTTGACAAGTCTATCCAGGATATGGTTAATTGGACATGTGAATCCCGGGGTATATCAGAAAAACGGTTACATCGGTGGTTGGAAAAGCAACCCGGCGGTAATAGATAGATAAGCGGGGGAATGTATGAAAATTACAAAAAGACAGTTGAAAAAAATTATCCGAGAAGAGTATGCGCGCCGCGCAGCGCGGGTACATAGTATTAATGAGAGTGCTTTCGATGATGTTTGGTTGGATTGTGTAGAACAGTTGGAAGCTATGGCAAGTAAGAATGGTTATGTTTGTTGTCATTGTGCCGGGCAGGTTTACAAACAGCTTTTTGGTGAGGAGGCTGATATGGAAACTTGTGTTTCATTAATTCAGGATTGTATATCAGCTGGTATTTTAATGCCTAGGCGTCATCCGGATCCAAAGATGAGAGATATAACTGTTTATGGACCAACACCGCCTCGAGGGACTATATATGAATAGAAGACAAAAACAATTAAAGCAGCTGCGATTGGTCATACGAGAGGCTATATCATCTCAAATGATGGAGCCTAATCGTGTTGTGGCTTCTTTGCCGCATACATACCAACCCGTGCACTGGAAGTCTCTGATGCAACAGGGCAAGTGGTCGCGGAAGTTTCCAGAGACATATTTTTCTCCGGAGCAAAAAAAGAAATATAGTGATAAGGTAGCAAATTTGCGTAATACTGATCCGCATCAAGCTGATGCATTAGTTGGTCCTGTTGTTAACGAACCGTTTGGTTGGTACGATTCAAGTAAGGGTTTCACTGAAGAGCAAGATATTTTATATCGCATGCACTCAGAAGATTATATCCCAGACCCAGAGGATCCAGCGAATTTATTACATAGAAGGCGACAGTCTGTTCCTCCAACAGTTGAGAAATTGCTAGCAACTGAAAATCATGACTATAATATAGTGTACAAAGCTGCATACAAGATATACTCGACCAGCGGTGTAGCTAATCCTTGGGGTAGAGACACTGGCACAAACGCCATATCTAGACTTTTTGATTATTATAGCGAGCTTGCCCTCAAAGATATTCTTACAGCGAAAGCCAAGATAGAGGAATACTTGACAGATGCTAAATATGCGGATGATCGCGAAGAAATAGTTTCTAATTATTCTTACAGAGGCGAAACATTATTGGCAGACATGGAAACCCTCGTTTCAAGTTTAGAAAAACAATATAAGACAGCAATGAAATGGTACTACACTGGTCAAATTGCTGATGGTTGGTATATGCCATTGTTAGAGAACTGAAATAGAGGACACAAAAATACGATTATCCGAATGACTATGAACAAGCGATGGAAGCATACAAAGATGGTCAGATGGATGCTAAAGGGTTATAAAATGAAATTATCAAAAAGGGGTATAAAATGAAAATTACAAAAAGACAACTCAAAAGAATTATTCGAGAAGAATATCAGGAAGTTATAAAAGAAGGCATTGCCGGCACTGTTGGGTATCACCTAGGCATGAAAAACCACCACCCTGTTCATGAGATGTGTTTGCAATTAAAAGAATTGTTTCCTGAAGCGACAGAGGAACAACTAGCTTTTGCGTTTCTTTTAGGTGAGAATCCTGCTAACGGACTTAAGTCTGCTCGAGAAGGAAAGGACCAAGAGTGTTACAATATTTTGTTTCGTGCTCTGACCATCTGGAAAGAATATCATGATGTACCTGAAGGTGGAGAATTGCCTTCAGACAGAAGGAGAAAAAATCAATTGAGATCTGTATCACCGGATGTTGTCGATTGGCAAGAAGATGGTTGGGAATACGAAAAGTATGGTGTCATGCCCGGTACTGATGAAGAAAACACCTAATCATAACAAAGGAGGCTTCTATGAGGCTTACAAAAAGGCAACTTCGATATTTTATTAGAGAAGCGATTGAAAACGTTATAACTCAGCCTAATTTGGTTCAACGGTCATTGCCGCACACGTATCAACATTGGTTTACAAAAAATGCTCCAAATCGTCGTAAGCCTCCGGAAGAGTATTTGTCTGATGAACAGAAAGAAAAGTATGGTGATAAGTTAGCCACTTTGCGGGCTGATGATGGCAAGCAAACGGATGCATTAGTTGCACCATTAATTAATGAGCCGTACGGGTTTTATGATAAAAGTAAAGGCTATACAGAAGAAATGGAAATGATATCAAGAATACATGATGAAGAGGTACCTAACCCTGATGGTCCGGGTACAGTTGATAGAAACTTTGACGATCGTATACCTCCTTTTATGTTGAATTTGCGTGGTTATACAAATAATCAAGTTTATAATTTGTCCCGTGTAGCTGAAGATATATGGATAAAAACAATTAATGAAAGAATGGAAAGTGATACTGGGAATGAGTTTGGTTTTAAAGGATCCGACATCGGGTTTTTTGGTCAAGACTTGGCGGACAGAACCAGGCTTCATAAATACATTAATAATTTTGTTTTAGAAAAGGATATCATTAGGGCAGCTAACAATTTGGAAAAGTATTTGAGTGATGCTAAGTATGAAAAAGATCGTCAGGATCTTGCTTCTTTTTCGGATGGTCGACAAGCATTAAAAATGATTCGAGAAGCTATTAAAAGTTTACGAAAGCAATATAAAGATACTATGAAGTATTATCATTACGGCACATTGCCTTCAAGGAAATAGCATGAGAATATCTAAGAAAAGGTTAAGACAAATAATACGAGAAGAATATAGAAGAATAAACGAGTCTTTTATATCCGGACCTGCAGGTACTATGGCTGTGCCAGACGAAGACCCAGCTGATCAACTTAAGCCAGACCATGTTGGGAAATTAAGGGACTTAAAAACCAGTGATAGAAAATATGCAGATCATCTAGCTAAAGGTGCAGGTTATAAACCACAATATGGACCATATCATGAATTTTCGGATGATGACGAAATACATAAGGACCCTATGGGCGAATATGATAAACGCACACGTATAACTCACCCTGAAAAAGGCGACTGTCCATCTTTTAAAGATGTTAAAAGTATACTTTCAAGATTTGAAGACACAGTTGCGTCATATTTTATGCAAAAGCGAAGCAAATTAATTCAACTCTGGGAGGACAGTTTTATGATGGGTTATAATTTACCTACAATTGAGGGGTGTGGTGATGATACTCGATCTTTTCAATGGATGGTAAATCAGGCTGAAATTAATAATGATAAAGGTGTCTTTGGGTTGGATTATGAAACTTATAAACAGTTTTGTGATGCTTGGTTAAAAGACGCAGACGAATATAGCATGTTCGAGTGGGCATATATGGAAGATATATAATAGTTAGGAGATAAATATGAAAATATCTAGAAAGACACTAAAACGTATTATTAAGGAAGAGTATGCAAGACACAGAAGATTGTGGAACGCGTACGCATTCAGCACTCTGAACGAGTCGTCAGCTGATATTGTTGAAGAATGCATCAAGAAATGTATAGAAAAACTAAATCTACATCGTACGAAAGTCGAACTTGAATTAATGCAGGGTCGACGTTTTAGTATCACTATGCATAAATGTGTAAGAGAGTGCTGTATTGAGATGGGCTGTGAAGATGCTGAAGCGGGAGTATTAGCAGCTGTTCAACTACATTTTGAAAGTCAAATGAATATACAATAAGGAGTAAATCAATGTCAAGTTTAATAACACCGCATGAGTTAAGTGAAAATTATATCGTAGAGGTACTAGGTTTCGAACGCGGATTACTAGTTGAGGGTCGTTATAATATCCAGCTACAAGAGGCAATTCTTAGAGAACATTTGCTTTTTGAAAGTTGGTGGGATCCTGCTAAAAAATTTCTAGGTAAGGGTTTTAATAAAATTAAAAAAAAGGCCATGGAGCCAATCGAAGCAATAAACGAATTTGGTTCAGACGTCAAGGGTATTGTTGCTGCTCTTACAGCAGCTGTGCAAAATGGAAAAATGCTTAAGCAGATTAATGTTTTCGTGCAATACTCCGGGAGGGCTGCAGGTAAAAATATTGCTAACAAAATTAATAAAATAGGCGATTATTTAAAAAAATACAACATGCCAACATTTGCAAAAGGCTTGTATAAGATTGCTAAGACTATAGATAGTTTCAGAGTTAGTGTAGCAAAAATCTCTGGTTGGAAAGGCTTGTTGTCAAACTTAGCGTATATACTAGGTGTAAAATATTTAGATGATAATTTTGAAATCAGTGACAAGCTAGGTAATGCTATTGAAATATTAAAAGAACCAGTTAAACATTTTAAAGGGGAAGTATTAGACTATCTTACTGGTAAAATAGAAGATGCAAAGGAAGATGTTTTAGATGCTGTCAAGGAAAAAGTGTTTGATGTTATTAAAGAAAAATTTGGTTTTGTCGAAGAGTTCAAGAACAAAATTCAGGAGCTTGTGGAAAAATTAGCAGGTAAAGCGATTGAACAGTTTGCTGGTCCGATTGCATGGGTTAAACAAGCCATAGAATTATTTGGTACGGCTAAGTTTGTTACTGATACTATTTCGCCTGCTTTATCACAGGGGAAGAAAGGTATTCACAAGCTTGAATCTTACAAAATACCTAAGTCTGCTCTTAAGAAAATAATACGAGAAGAATATAGAAGAAAAATGAGATTAAACAATGCTAGGCTTCGCACTAAGAAAATATATTAGAAACATACTGTTAGAAACTTCTAACACAGCCTGTAATTATATATCATTTGGTTTCATCGATGATCAAGGCAATTTGCATGATATAGAAGAATATCGAATGGCTAATCCGGATAAAAGTCATGTAATCGATCATGATTCATATTTGCATGAATTATATGGTGATGAATATAGTTACGAAAGACCACAAAACTGGGTTGTAATTAGAAATGCTAAATTTCTAGAAATAGAGGCATATAATTGGTGGGACATTGATGATAATATCAGACACAAACAAATTGATGCATTAATAGAAATGTTGAGAAGATGTGCTGGTTACTGCGACTGGATTAGGAACAATATTCTAGAAGAACATGTCGATATCAATTATTTAACTCAAATGGGCCGGCCTCCCGGGAGTACAGATGAATCTGAAACTTGGCCCGATTTAATAGCTAGATATGGTCGAGAAGACCAAGTAATTAAATTATTAGAATTATTTCTCCCGGAGTAATATTACATGTTAAGAAGGTACATAAGAAAATTAATATATGAAATGATTCTTCGTGAGTCTATTGACCCGGGGTTAGAAGATTACCTTAATGGTTTGGCTGACAAGGCGCAGACTGGTAATTTAAAAGGCGCGGTATTTGGTTTAGTAAAAGGAAAATATGCTACTGAGGCTCGTGAGTATGTTTATAAAAGGTGCCGTGTTATAAACTGGCAACAGTATCAGACATTGTATAATTCTGGTGTGAAAACTGTAATACCACCAACGATGCCTGGGTTTTTTGGTTTGCCTGGTGCAGCTGCAAAGGTAACAGCTTGGTTGTTGGAAAATAAAAATGATCCGCAGTTTAGGCAGGAATTGAAGCAGGTTGTGATTGATAATTTGCCGCGGAGATCTGTTGCATAAGATGTCTAGGGGGAGCCTAGACATTGTTGTACGTGGTGATCTATGGGTGTATCGCGCGCCAAAAGTTTTTCGTGTTTTTTATTTTGTTGTTTATATTTATTGGTATAGATTTTAAGGAAGCAAATGAAGATATCAAAAAAGCAATTAAAGCAAATTATCAGAAAAGAGTATGTGCGTTTGCAAAATCGCAGGATACTTAATGAAGAGATTAATGAAGATTTAGTAGATTCAATTAGATTAGCTATGGATGAAATAGATCATTTATTAGATGTCATGACCAAAGAAAGTTTAATAGAATATATACAATCAAAATTTCCACATGCAAATATAGAAACAATTGAAGAAGCTATTAGCTCATATTAAGGGGGACAACCATGAAAATATCAAAAAAACAACTAAGACAAATTATACGTGAAGAATACACAAGACTAAAATTCAGACGTATGCTCAATGAGAGTGCGGGTAAAAAACTACAACAGTTAAATGTAGATATAGCTAAAGGCCCTGATGGAGAGCTATCATCAACATTTTTTGCCGTATTTAAAGATGGCTCGCATATGGGATCTCAAGAAAGATCTATTGGACATCAGGCGCATAACATAGCAGCGGAAAATATGAAACATGAAACAAGTTTAAGAGGTAAAACAAGCAGAGAGAAACGAGAAAAATATGGCAATCGTTCTAGAATATCATTGGATATGGGTTCGGTAAGAAGAAGAGGCGGTGATGTTGTGGAAAATTTCTGTAATGTCTGGGCTGGTCATTTGTCTAGGGAACTTGGTATTGATGTAAGCTCATCTGATTTAATGAAATTACACAGAAGTGGTCAATTGAGTGTTAGTGGCCCTGGCGGTGATACAGAAGCTTATGCAAAACATAGAGCTAGCTTGCCTAACACCTTTTATGACGAAAAAGAAGATAATCTTTATGATCCAAGTGAAGATAATTTAGAAGAAAATATAAGAAGAAAAATTAGGCTCATGCTTAAATAATATTACATTTAATACTAAAATTAAATAAAAGGTAATTAAATGATAAAAAAGGGTGCGTTAAAGCGTATTATTCGTGAGGAGCTGAGTCGAAAGTCTAGACTTAATGAATCTACGAAGGAATACTACAAACTTCAGGGCATGGCTGCTGAGAAGGTACCTGTTGAAGATATTGTGGCGGAAATAAAGCGTATGATATCTGACAAGGAATTAAGGTATGATCAGGCGTTGGAGCACCTCAAAAATCTTACAAGATACTATCCTAGAATGCCTAAACGAGATTATGATAAGGCTGTTGAGTTATTGTCTGACTTGTCTTCTACGCAAAGTTTTCTGACGTCAGAAGTGCCTGATAGTTTGGAAGATTTGTTGTTGTGGTATTATGGTGACCCTAGAAAAACTAGGTTGTCTGGTGATGATTATGAAACTTTGGGTTTAAATCTAGATGGCAGATGGTGGGGAAGCAGGGTAGACAGACAAAGCCCAATGCAGATATGGGATAAATATATACCATCATGGTTAGGGACTAAAGCATTGAAGGGACCTGTACATAATTTCCGGAAGGTATCTGGCGATAATGGTTATTTCAAGTACATGTTTGATTTTGAAGGTGACAGTTGGGATTTTGAAAGTCGTCGTAATTATTCTAAGGGTTGGCGTGAAGCTGATGAGAATATATTTAACATGCCGCAAACTTTTGGTGATGCGGAGAATGTAAGACGAGATTTTCATCAACAGTTGGTGAATAAAGATATATCCAAATTAAATCCTGGTAGTAAAATAGATTTAAGAACTGGTACTGCTCCAGACATGTCAGATTTGGAAACTTTTGGTCATTTCATGTATGGGGAAAAGGGCAATCCGGATAGGGAAGCAGTGCAGAAAAAAGCTGAAGATTATTATGACTTAAGCAAAAATAAAAATAAAAAATATCAATAGGGGGGGTAATATCATGAAAATTAAAAAGACAGCTTTAAAAAAGATTATTGCTGAGGAATATGCGAGAAAGCGTGTAAGAGACATGTTGCAAGAGGGAATGTTTGATTTTGATCAATCACCGGTGTTGAATATGGCGAAAGGTGCTTATAACTGGTTAAGAATGCGTGATGCAATAAAAGTAGAAGTTAAAGAAAATACACGTGGAAAAGATTATAATCTTAAAATTGAGTTTACAATAAAAAATTCCGGAATTTCTGCACGTCACAGCTCAAGTTTTCCTCACTTCTTGTACAGAGCAGAGTTAAATTTAAAACAGCTAAAAAATGGAGACACACGTGTAACACATGTCGGAGATGTTCCTATTGTAATGGGTCTCAAGGGACCTGATGCACAGGTGAACTTTGCAAGAAGAACGGGTGAATATGGATTTGGAGGTCCGTTTGGTACAAAAGGTCTCAAAAAAAGTGAGGACATCCAATTTCAAAGCCCAGCTTTTTTCTACAGTGAAATGGTGCCAAATGAAGATGGCAGGAACAAACGTGTTTATGGGGACAGGCCTGTAACCAAAGAATCAGTAAAATCAATAACTGATCAAATATTAAAAAAATTATATTATTTTTATGGTGGTAAGAACCGAAGACTACTAGGTGATGACACCCCTACTTGGTCTTGGAATATAACTGGCGATTTATCATAAATTAAAATATGGGGTAGTATTATGAAAATTAAAAAGACAACTTTGAAAAAGATTATTGCTGAGGAATATGCTAGGAAGCGTGTAAGAGACTTGTTGCAAGAGACATTTATGGACCGGGTGAAAATACACACTGGTGAGTTTATGGGTTCATTAGGGCGAGGTGCATCTAACATTTATAATTTTCTTACTATGCAAACGCCAGTGAAGGTTGATCTGAGGTATTATGATTTACAAGCAGATCGAAATGCAGCACACCCAAGGCTCGAATTAAACATTGACATAAGAGATTTACCAATATTAGCCAAAACTTCAGTCGGTGAATATAGTACTGAAACACAGAAAAAATATGCAAATGTTAGTATTTCAGCACTCCTGGAAGTTAGCGGCAAAGTACCAGTAATTAAATTGACCAAACGAAAATTAGTTTTATTGGAAGACAAGCTTGGTGGGTCAATACCTAAACATGATTATGTTATCCACAAAGAAAAGGAAAAAAATGCTGCACATAAGGATCAAGAAATTAGTGCTACATTTTCTCCGCGTGATATAGCTTTAGGCTTCGATAAACCCTCCAAAGCACGTCAACATGTTGGTATACCGGCCGGTGTTGATGCTGTTGGTAAAAAATATGGAAAAAAATATTTATCCGACAAGACCGGAGAAGTACAAAAGTTATTCTTCGGCACTAGCCGTCCTGAAACAGAAGATAGAGGTTCAAACCCTATATATTTCGTGCCTGAAAACAAAAGGGATGATGGACCAATTTTAAACTTTAGCGATGAAGCAATAAAAGAATGTGTAGAAGGCATATTGAATTTTTTGAATTACTACGAGCATGGTGATCAAAAGAAAAATAAGATTAGACCTCTGCTAGGCGAAGACGGCAAGGGTGGCGATCGATATGCTCATGACTTTCGGTTGAATTTTGACATTTTTAACCGCGTTGAAAAATATGGAAAAAGCTAATTAGAATATTTTTATAAAATGTGACCTCTTTGGGTATAGTATTAATACACTATATTTAAGGAGGTTTTTTATGTGTAAGTTAACGGATGCTGGATACAATTTAGATAATTATAATGGTCCTAGTTTAGAGAGTGAAGCTGTACAGCAGAATGTGTTGGATGTTTTAAGCTGGGGTAAGAAGTTTAAATTGTATCGTGTTGCGGACAGGAAGGAAAATGGAAAGCTTGGTTATTACTTGAACAATGTATTGGTAAAGGTTGCTAGTAATGACACAAATATGATACTTAATGTAATGAAAGGCCCTAAGCGTGGTGGCCGGGCAGTAAACAATATAGAATATGAGACACATGCAAAGCATCAGATGTTTGTTAGAAATATTGATAATGAAGATATATGTAATGCATTGTCATATGGGTTAAAGATACCCGGTAATCGTGATAGATATGTTTGGTTGCATAATAATTTGTATATTGTTGGGAAAGAGGATGATGATTCAAATTATGAGGTAATTTCTGCTGTTAGAATTAGTTTGATTGACAAAGATGGTTTTTTTCGTGGCGGCGAAGAAAAAAGAGGATTTTTATCTATACTTTTAAACTGTAGTGAAAGATTTGGAGTTAAAGATTGGGGATATCAAATAGTAGATGAAACAGCAACCATATTATACAATATATCTGAATTGTCAGAGTTAGACGTATTTGTTCCTAATCGTGGTCACAAGTATTCACTTATTTTCGGTGTTTCAGCTCCTAATGATAAAGATTTTTACAGAAAGCACAGGGATTTGTTAGCTAATTTAGGTTTCGAACAATATAAAATAATTGGGAGATCTAATACTGATATACATGGTAATGAGGAACACATTGTGTTACTTAAATTTGACATGAATATATATGATTTAACGATGCACTGGGGATTTTATAAATAACTAGATAATTATATTTTATCGGAGTTATTGTATGATTAGAGAATTTATCAGAAATGTTATAACAGAGAATATAACTAGTGTCAATCATCAGGACATGATTAACAGGATTAGGGAATATTTTAAAGATATTTTAGTCACAACCGGTTTGCAATTCTCATATTATAATGAGTATGATAAAAAAACTGAAACTTTTAAGATGAAGTACCGTGGTGACACTCATATTAACTATACTGGTGTTATCAAGCTAGAATTTATTATAGAACCAATGATTATTGGGGCAATTGAGGATTCAATGCTATTGTCTCCACTTCCGCCTGGTTACACTAGGAATACAATTAGGTATTTTGAAGATGAAGGATATAAAGAATTTAGTAAAGTTTATGATTCATTTGTTAATGATTTTAGAAAGTGGTGTAATGCTAGAGGGTGGCATGTTGTTAACACTGGTCAGACTAGGTTAGAACCAAGTCATTTGATAATGAAGTTTACTATGTTGTTGCAACCATTACCACACAAAAAAAATCCTAGTTACTTTGCCGGCATTGAGGGCATTCAAGATAAATTAATTGTTCATTATACTGCTGAAGCTAATGAAGCCTCTATTAAATCAAAAGGTCTTAAGCCTACTGGTGGAAAAGCAAGATATGGTCATGATTTTGGTAAAGGCAGATTATATTTAATGCTTATTGACAAGAAAGATTATAATGATCCTCAGAAGTTGCAGGAATTTGCATATTTTATCAGTCAAATGTCGGGATTGAGTGCTTCTGGCAAAAAGGCTAATCAGCATAAATGTTTTATTGTTTTTGATCCGGCTAAGATTGATGCAGATAATTTTGGAATGAATTTTTATATTGATACTGAATTTAGCAAAAATGCAAAGATGGAAGTATATGATTCTCGCAGTGCTCCTTTAGGTTGGCATGTTTATTATGTTTATACGCCAACACATATTCCTGCAAAATATTATAAAGAAACTATTTATGTAGATGTTATGGGCAAAATAAAAGCTGAGTCATCTCCGCCGAAGCTGCAGTTCAACTTTAAAAGATAGAAAAACTGTTTTACGTGATATATATATATTGTATCATTACAAAAAACAAATAATAAAACAGCTGACTTATTTTAGGTATGAGTTAGACGCCGGGTGGTAACTTTATTTACGCGACCCGGCCTGTTTTTTATAAAAGCTGTTGTTATATAGTATAGTTTGTTACTATGAGTAAGATAAAAGAATTATATAATGATTTTAAAAGTTTTGATAGATTTTTAAAAGATCAGCTGATGATTGGGTTATATATACAGTGTACATGGGCATTGATATCACCAATAATAATGAAACTACAGGGTATGTTGTGGACAACTACTTATATCTCTATTTATTTAATTATGGTGAGGTTAGGTGGTTTAATATCACCTTACTTTAAGGGCACCCATGTTAAGAAATCATATAGTACTATTATTTGTTTAAACTTTACTTATGTTTTTGCAACGTTGTTATATTTTTATGATCAGCTCTTTTTTTTATGGACAGAATCATTTTTGTCTATCTTCTTTTGTGTTAACTCGATTGTATTGCATATAGGTTGGGACGTATATGTTGTTGACAAGTACAAAAAAGAAGTGTTCGAGCAATATAAATATTGTGCCACATTTAGAGATGGCGTGGCTGGAATTGGTGGCAACTTAATTGTTATTGTTATTTTTTATTTTCTTAATGAAAATCAGTCAATAGCTTTGTTTATTTTTTTAATGATTTTTGCATTAATGTTACAGCTGTATAATTATTTTATACATTATCGTGACATGGAGTAATATATAAGTATATATATAAGTATATAATGTTCTTTAAAATAATGGGCCCGTAATGGTATCGACGGGGTAGAATCAAGGGGAGAGTGCAACTAGGTGAGATTCGGCCTTAACAGTTCAAAAACAATAATTGCAAATAATAATAAGCATTTCGAAGCAGCAGCAATCGCAGCCTAATCGGGTGGTTTCCGTTTACCATCAGTCCAATAACGGATATATTGCGTGATGACTTTAGCAACGACAGAAGAATAAAATAAGTCTAAATCTGGAGGCCACATAAAAGATTTAAAATGTTGTGGATAGTTTGTTAGTTGACGATATAATTAACTATAGTTGTGAATGACTTAAACTAAGACTATTGCGGACGCGAGTTCGACTCTCGCCGGGTCCACCATTTTAAGGATTAATATGTTTGAAAGCGGAGATTTAGTTAGAATATTACCTAAAGACAGAATAGGAATAGTAGTTGGTCGACCACCTTTGAAGCATTATAAATATGGTTACTACGTTTATTATGATCATGATATATCAATAGAATTTTATCTTAACCTACAACTCATGTACAAACTGCCGGATTAAATATGCATAATTTTTATATTGGTGATTTAGTTAAAATAACCCCTGACGGCAAAAAAGATTTTACAGCTCACAAGTTACACGGCTATGGCCTAATAACTGAAATAATGCCGTACGGAAAATACGAAATATTTTTCCCCCAGTTGGGTAAAACTAGGCAATTCTATTATTGTGATATAACTAGAATATCAATGCTTACGTACGGAGTAAAATGATGGTAAAACCAGGTGATTTATTTGTAACAAATAGAGATTTGTCGTGCAAAGCAACAGATAAAATCCCAGCTGGGAGTGTAGGTATTGTAATAAGTCGTAGAAAGGATTATTTTTTAAATTATGACATAGTATATTACGTATATATACAAAACACTGTCACAACTATGTCAAGAAGTTTTTTTGAAATATTAAATTAATGTTTGACTGTGTTAATATTTATTAACATGGTTGGGGATATAATATTATTACGTGGCACGTGGAAAAATCAAAACATAGATAGAAAAATTGGTTTAGTGCTTGACCAGAGGACAAAAACTATTAGTGCAGATACAAATTGGAATTACGTAACATATTTAATATACGTACCTGGTATGCCATTATTTTGGATAAGTGATTTGGCTGTAAGTAGAATATTCAGCTTGGGAGGTAAAGATGTTAGTTAATAAAAAACTAGTTAGAAAACTTTTAAAGGAAGTACATAATGAAATTAACATGATAGAAAATGTTAAGAATGTGCAGGGTGGGAAAAAAATAATTGATTATGCTATACACCATATAAGACCTGAAATTATAGGCACTTCCGAGTTTGATAAGTTATTTGAACACGTAAGATATGAATTAAGTCTTATTTCAGGTATTCGTGATCTGATAAATGAAGCTGGTTTAAATGATTTAAGCAATTTTACACACGTATTGTTAGATAAAATTATAGAAATGGAGTTATAATGTGGATTAAGAAAAACGAAGACACAGTTAAGGAAATAATACATGATATTTGTATAGACACTATTGGGGAAGAGTATCGTGTATTTGTACGTTCTGATGATGGTGGTACTCATTTGGAAGTTTGGTTTGAAGAGAAAGTGCCAGTTAAAGCAAAGGAATTGTTGTCTAGTCCTTTTAAAGGATGGCGTTTACTTAAGAAAACTTGTCCCACTGGTTATTTAGCAGCATTTTTTCCTAATAGTGGATTGAGTTGATGAATGATTACATCAGGCTGATAGTTTCTGACACGCATGTTGGCTCGATGTATTCACAAGAAGAAAAACTAATTAACTTTTTAAAAAGTACGTATTTTGATGAGTTAATATTAGCTGGTGATATAGTAGAGTTTTTAAGAAACCCCAGCTTCACACCTTTTTCTCGAGAGTTGTTTGAGTATATTCACAACCTTCAAGATAAGAAAATTATATATATTGTTGGTAATCACGACGTTGCTTTTCATGCGTTTGTTAATACGACTTTAATGAATGTTGAATTTAAGAAAGAACACGTGTTTAAATATTGCGGCAGAGTTTATAGAGTCGTACATGGTGATGAGTATGACACCGGTTTAGTTAAGAAAGAGTATTTAATGCAACTAGTTTCATTTGCGCAAAACGCATTTGAAAGATTGTTTAAAATTGATTTGACTACTTTGTATGCTAATTGGAAGTTAAAAAAAAGGAAACTAATTAGGATTTGGGATATAATATCTTGGAATAAAGATATTGATGTATTAATTATGGGGCATACACATGTACCTGAAGTGTTGATATGGGTAGACAAAAATGAGAAAATAAAAACGTATATAAACAGTGGGGATTGGGTTGGCAACTGCACGTACGTTATTATAAAAGATGGTCAAGTTAGACTTCGTAAATATGAAGAATGATCAAATTAAATAAATTTTTGTCATAATTAATATAGTTTAGGAGCTAGTTAATGTTAGATCAGAATGTGCAAAAACTATTAATAGAAAGACTTCTTTTAGTTGAAAATAAGAAAAATTTAATAAAGCTGTATCCACAACATGCAGATGATATTAATACACTTCCAAATAAATATTTAATGTGGTTAAGCTCGCGCTTTGTTTCTAAAAAAGTGCAAGAAGTACATCCAATAGAAGATTGTTTTGAAACACTACAAAAATATAGTAAAGTAGAAAATAGTGTTAATGCAAAATTCAGAGATAAACAATTTGTTAATGTAGTAAATCGCATGTTACCTGACAAAGAATGGAACGACCCTAGGGATATAATGAAGTTGACAATTGACGAAATGGAAATGTTGATTGTTTTAAGAGAAAGAAAGAAACCACCATTTGATATTGAAGCGGTAGAAATACAAAATGATGAAATAGTAGGTAACATCGATGGTTGGAACATATACGTGCCTTTATCGCGCGAATCTAGCTGCGTTATAGCTCAATATGACGAAATGACAATGATGCCAAAAACTACATGGTGTACTGCTAGAATTCATGGCTCAAATCTTTTTTATAATTACGTCGGAAGAGAAGAAGCCGATATTATTTTATATTATGTAATAAAAGATGATGCAAAAGACGTTGAAGATTTTCTTTCAATTGGATTATATAATGGCAAAGTAAGACTTAACGGCCAAAATGGTGGACTGAGCGTTGATAGAGACAACATTGGACTTACAGTTGAAAGAGTTAAAAAAATATTTGGTGCATCTACGTGGTCTAAAGTGGAAGCAAAAATATTAGAAGATGCTAAAAGATGGAAAGACAAAGACGGCAACTTGGTGCACCCTGCTAAACAAAAAGTTAAATTAGCAAGAACAGACAGAAAAGAACTTCAAAATTTTATTCGAGGCTTAAGTGCTAGTGAAACTGAAGATGCTATTAACATGGTTTTAGATGGAGACTGTACCAATGAAATTAGGCTAGATATTTTTAACAATAAGAAATATTTTAATGCAGTTACAAAAAACCCACCGACACAGCGTAATACAATATCTACACCGGTGGATAAAAGTCATAACACTTTTGTTAACATGTATTCTGATATTGCTAGAAAAGTTTTAAGAAAACAAAGAAATTATGGCGTTAATTTACCCACAGATAAGCAGGCAGAAGAAGATGCTTTTGTTAGCATTGTTACAAGTCAGTTTATTTTTAATCTGATTGATAATATTATTAAATCACGTGATGATGCAGTTTTTGATTTATATAAAATGTCAGACATCTTTAATTCAAAGAATGGTGATGTAGGCAGTGACAGTGTAGCTTATGGCAAGCTTAACAGAGCTGTGCACAACTTATATGCAGCTGAATATTTAGAAAACATAAAACGCGCTCATATATTGGCAGCAGTTGATGATGCTTTAGAAGGGGGAGATAAATTAGAAGAAATTAATAAACCAATTAACTTTGCAGCCGCGATTAAAGATCAAACCAGCCTGAACAAACATGTCGGTGGAAATCAAAAACCCTTAAATCAAACTATGGTAAATACTACATTTGCGAAAGTGTATGGGTTGGATAGAATGTTAACATTCGGCAAGAATTATGATGAGCGTAGAGATGATGAAATAAAATGGTTTTCTTACAAGGCTGATGAGAGCATATTTAGTCCGAAAGGTAGAGGGACTACGAGTTTGGCGCCAAACATTCGAAAAGCTGACTTAGATTTGATTAATCAATATAAAAAAATAAATAATAGCAAAATTTTGCCTACGCCAGAAGGTTCGATGCCAGCAACGTTGTTGCAAATGAATTTTTCTGACAATTTCAACTGGTCGAATGATACTCGTTCTAAAAAGAAAAAAGTTTTATTTTTACACGGAAAATTATTAATCCATGTACCAATTTTAAATACTTCTGTGTATTTTGACGATTTAATATACCATTTGTTAAATGATGACCCTGCAGCTCATGGCAGTCGCGGGACTAGGTTTCTTCACGCTGTTAAGGAAAACAACTTATATAATGAATACATAAAAAAAATAAATGAATTAATAAGTAATATAAATTCTAGAATATTTTCACTGATTAGAAACCCTAATGTCGAAGTTGTATCAATTCCCGTTAGTGCAATGCCATTAATTGCGAATAATCCGATTAGTGGTAATTCTAAAAGTTGGCAAATAAATAGTGAAAGAAATCATTATGCACCGCCTATTAATTTAAATAGTCCAAGGTTGGAAGTTGCCCGCGGAAAAGATATAAAAGAATCTTTTCTGACGTCAGAAAATGTACATGAAGCTTTCCAAAAAAGTTTGGGTTATAATCCAGTTTCTGCAGACTATACTGATTCTAGCAATATAGGTAACATTGATTTGCAAATTGTTTCTTTAGATTTGGACAGAAAAGTAAAAATTTTTGATAAGTTTTTCGAAAAATTTGCTAGCAAGAATGTTACAAATGATAAACCAATTCATGAAATGCAGGGCAATTATTATAACACAGCATCGGAAAAAATAAGTACATTTAAGAAAGAAGTTGCTGCTGGTTTTAAAACAAGTTACAGTTTTGAGATAGGACAAATAAATCATATTGGAAGACATGATCGAGCTAATGATACGTACTCAGAAGGAGATTTTCTTGCAAGAGTAAATAGATCCTACAGTGAAAATTATTTATCATCAGTCTTTATATCTAGAAACAATTTTACTAGTCCATTTACTAGAGGCGAAAATCAGGAAGTAGGTTATCACGAGGGCGGATGGCCATTAGAATTAGATTTAAATAAGCGTTATGAAATTTTAGAAAAGTTAATAAGTCATATGAAATATTTAAATGAAATGTGTGATTTGCTTGGTTTTAAAATTAGCCATAATTTCCCATGCATTTCACGTGCTTACAACCAAAGATTTTTAAGAACAAGCAATTTAAGGTTTTTAAAACACAAAGATGGTTCAGATGCTTTTGATAGCCTTTATGAAAAACCATTGAGTTATTTATCAATTAAAAAATACGAAGAGAAAAAACAGACAGAAACAGCTCAAGTGGTAATGGTGCAATGCTATGTTAAAAATGGTAGAATAGATACTGATAAATTTGAAAAAGATTATAAAGCCATTGACAATGGCGAAAACACTCAGGATTGGGCACAGGAAGATGCTGTTGATTTTTTAAACATGTTGCATTACAATGTAATAGAAATATTGTCACATTTTAATATACCTTTGCAAATACATGTCACTAATATTATTAAAAGTTGTTTGGCAGACATTTTCGGTGAAGGTGAATATATTACAAACCCTAATGATTTTTTTAATATGGTCGAAAAATCTAGAAACTTTTATTCAAAATTAAAGAATGAAAAGTCAAAACAGTTTTATAAAAAATGTATAGAACATCATTTTTTAGGCATGATTGGTGAATTGCACTTTATGTATGGTAGAGAAGCAATGAATCAAACCCGGGTTGGGAAAGTCAATAATATTTATAAAAATTATTCTGTTTCTGATATTGACAAATTAGTAACTTTTTATATAAAATATATTAAAGAAAATCCTGATGTAGAAGCATATTTTGACGTGCACACAAGAGCAAGGCATGAAACATACACTAATGATATGATTCTTGCTTTGTTTGATAATGCAACATCATTATCAGAAATCAACCAATCTATGGAAGTGTTTGATAAATACTTAGATTTTTTACTGGAAGCTAAAGACCACGCAGAATTTCCTAAATCATTAGGGTTTGTATTAACGCACAAAATGTATGAAAGCGGAGAAGATAGAAACGAAGCTGCTGGTTTAAACCAAAATTCTCACCGGTTAAAATATGCAGCTGAAGCCGGCAGTTTCATGAAAGAAAGCAAAGAAAAATTTGAGATTTTATTTTCATTACTCTTGCACGCAAAAAACCTGCCAGATGGTCTTAAGAAAACATGTTTTATAAACACAGCTATATTCGCAGCATCAACTATAGGCTATAAAGATATACATGTCGAAAACCACAATATTTCTGAAATTGCAATAAAACAATTACTTGAACTAGTTTCTAAAAACAATTTTATAAAGGATATTCAGTCTGTAACGTTTCATAAGCTGAGCACATTACTTACACAAATATTACCAGCTGCTTATGTTATACATGCTTATAACGCTTGGAAAGAATTGTACAAAACTATAAATAATAAAGTTTATCATTCAGGCGGTCTCAAAATAATAAAGTCGGATACTTTACAAGATATTGCCAGTCATATAGTAAGAGGAAAAATACATAAACATGTGCAGGATATTGGTGATGAATACCCTCCTCTTGAAATGTCTGCTGCAGATGAACAAGAATTTTATACGAAAGTTGCTAGTATGTATAATGAAAGAGCTAATGTTACATTCAACAACAGTGGTGATATAATTAAGGGCCACATGTTAAGCGGACTTGATGATAAATTTTATCAAACTCTAAACACAGTACTTTATATATGTTGGCATTTTGGGTTGAATAAAGAAAACACTGATATTCCTGTTGTTGCTAGCAATTTTAAAATTTCTGACAGTCACACTATGTTTTTTATTGACTTTGTGTTTAAAGCTGTTAAAATGCATCGCGGTTACAACATGGGCGATATTGGTAAAGAAAGGCTTTATAAAGCTCTTCTATCAGCAGTTTACCCGGGAAAAACTACCAGCATGTATGATGTGCACATATTGGATATGCCTTTTGAATACTTTCTTCTTTGTCTGTTAAAGAAATATTTTGATAAATCAAATACTGGTAGCCCGGGGATAACAAAAAATATTACGCCTAGCAATGGTAAGGCTTTTTTAGAACAAGTTAAAAAATATGGTTTTGACTATGCAGATAACAGCAAGGGTGTACCTGCCATGAGTAAAACTAGCTCAGAAATTAACGATACGCATAATGACCAGGTTATATTAATCAAACAAATATTTGACTTGCACGATGGTGGAAATTAAAATGAATTTAATAAACGAAACATACAAAATAATTTTATTATTAGAAAACAAGAAAAAGTTAATTAGTGCATTTCCTGAATACGCTAATGAAATTAATGCATTGCCTAATAAGGCATCTAATTGGTTGAATAGTAGATTTATTAAAGACACTTATACAGAAGTGCATCCTATACAAGATTGTTTTTCTGTCCTGGACGATTATTTGCGCAAAGAATCTCGTGTAAAGTCAAAATACAAATCGGGTGGTGAATACAAAGATGCCGTCGATAATTCTTTGCCAAACAAGTCATGGGAAAACCCAAATGATTTTATGAAATTATCAGTTGATGAAATGTTAATTTTAATCCAGCTTTTAGATTATAGAAAACCACTAATCGACGTAGACAATACTAGAATCCAGAGAGAAGAAATAATTGGGCGTGTGGATGATTGGCAAGTATACATGCCTATAACACGAGCATCAAGTTGTGTAATAGCGGGGTATGATGAGAAGACATATGTCCCAAAAACAACTTGGTGCACTGCTAGAATTCATGGGTCTAACTTGTTTTACAATTATGTAGCTCGAGAAGATGCAGATATAGTATTGTTTTATTTAATTAAAGATAATGCTAGTGGACCAGAAGATTATTTATCTATTGGTTATAGAAATGGGAAGGCTTTATTAGATGGCACGAATGGAAGTCTTAGTGTTGATGGTGACAATGTTGGTTTAACTGAAAGTAGGTTATTAGATATTCTTGGGTCATCGAAGTGGAATGCAATACAAAGAAAACTTACTGATAAAGTTGACACTTTGACTGATAGTCGAGGGCGATTGATACACCCAGTAAAAAAAGAAATAGAGAAAGCAAGAACTAATTCAGATGTATTTATGAAATTTTATTCAAATCAAAGTGGCACAGAATCAATTGACTCACTTAAACTTCTGTTAAACGCTAGTTATTATGACAAATTTATTCACATGAAGGGGCCAATACATCCTATTCAAAGCGGTGTATACGGAAAATATATCAAGGAAGCTTTTTCAAAACTACAAAGTAATGAAAAGTTAAAATCACACAAAGGTTTTAAGCTAGATAGAAATTTAAATTTGTTAACCAACAACAGGGGTCACTATTTGACAATTGACGAAAAAATATTTTCTGACTTGTTAAATGATAGAAATATTAAAAAAACTAGTTTTTTTCATGAAATTGATGCTAGCAATGATAATGAATTTGATATGGGTAGTTATAATAATGATGATTTTATGCATTTTTATAATGAGTATGTGTGCACCCTTTTAGCATATTGCAAACCAGAGAGTTATGATAAATGTGTGGAAATAGCACGTGAAAAAATAAGAGCTATTATTCTTGATATATTGAATACTGGTTTTAATATCAATGAAAACGTTTTTTCTAGATCAACATTGTTAAAAAATAGTGTAGGCACAAGGATAGAAAATGATGCTGCTGGAACTAGAGAATTTTTGCCATGGAATGCTCAACAAGATATTATTGGCAATAAGTTTAAATTAAATAGTGCACTAAGAACAGAAGATATTGATAGATGTATTACCTTTCTTAACCTTGTTTTTCTTAACGAACAAGTTAGCAAAGAAGATAAAGAAAAGATAATTGCACATCTTAAAAAAATATGTAACAAATACAAAATGGCGTACGGCATAAAGTCAGATTATACTGTAACTGATTTTATAAATGATTTTTTCGTACCAGAAAGTAGCGATGAAAAATTAGAAAATATAGAAAGCGAAAGCTCACTAGACAAAAACAAAGAAACTGTCAAGAAATTAACTTTGAAATATGACAAAAGTACAAAACTATGGGATCCTAAAGACATTGGTCCGGCAGCTATCTTCGATGGTGGTAATGCGCCAACAGAGGGAAATTATTTAATTAATATTCATTTAGGCATCGACCCTTTTAGTTCTTGGGAACAAGCAAAAAAAGCTTCGAAGAATAAGATTTATGTCTTAACTGATCAGCCGAAAGCATATTGTAAAGATATTAATTTGTCTGTGTCTTTAGGTAGTTTGATGTATTTTATGTGTAAGAAACTCGATAACAAACCAGTTTTTGCGCCAGCCGAAATTCTTAGTTTTTCTAGAAAGTTTGTAAAAAAATATGAACACATGTTAGAAAATATTTTTAAAAATAAAAACATTGATATAATAATAAACAACAAATATGCAGAAGATAATAAACATAGATCATTCATAGATGAACGTATATTAGATGATACGCAATTATTTAGTGCAGACAATACCAGTTTGGTACAATATGCTCATACTCAAGTTATGAAGTCTTTCAAACGTAAATTTGACATGTCAAATTCCATAGCTCAATCTTCAAAACAAGTAACTGGTGACTATATTAAAAAATATTTTGCTGAAAATGAAGATGCATCAGTACATAATTTTATAAGTGATCATCCAAAAATAGAATTGTTTAATGTTTATAACTTAAGTGCTGGAAGAAAACATTCCTTAAAAGGGAATATTCTACATGATTTACGACTCCAGAATGTGGAAATAGAAGAAACAGAGGAAAATGCAGAGTTTTTCGAGGAAAGAGACAAAAGTTTAGAAAAATTACGAAACTTATTCAAAGCTTCAGTAGATAAAGAACACATGGCTAATTGGAACACTGTTTACTGGGGTGAATTAAAAGAACTAATGGTTAAATTTTACAAGCACAGAATGAAAGAGGAAGGAGCGGAGAAAAGTTTTAAGAAAACATTTAGCAAAAATTTAAACAACAGTGCTTTCAGGATATTGTACTTTGAGAATATGTATAATCACATTAATGCAAGTAGATCATTTTATCCTCGAGCGAATGACGGAGGTTTAAATAACTCTGGTTGGTATTTTAATGAAAATAAATCTTTTTTAAATAAATACGTAGGTATACTTGGAGCTGACGCTGTTAAGGATTTAAACATAGATAAAAAAATAAACTTGTATAAAAAACCAAACTTTAATGTACAAGAGATGGAAGAAATATTTGAAATGTTAGATACACTGAGTGCTTTTGGTGACTATAGCGAAATAAAAATGTATGCATCTCGAGCACTGATTGGAGACACAAATAAAGATAGAACATACAATGTGTTTATAAGTAAAATAATGTCGTCTATATTCCACACTGGGACTACTGGAGGCTTTTATTCTGAAAGCTCATTTAAAAACCTTATTCAGTTTTATGAAAAAACAAAATCTATGCTTGGGATAGAAAAGGTTGTTAGACTAGTTAATGATGGCCAAAATGCAGAATACAATGACTTTAATGACTACATGTTAGAAGGGATAATTGGTATTAGATTTATCAATGCGTTAGGTTATTTTTATCAAAGAAGAACAGACGATCCAAGTGAAATAGAAAAGACAAGTCGCATTATAGAAGCAATTTCTAATTTTTTAAATCATGTAAAAAGCAAAGATAGAGTTTTGTACGATATATTAACGCAAGTCTTTCTTTTTACTGAAAAAATATATAATCAGTTTGTAAAATTAAATCACACTACGTTTGAATCTAGATTCTTAGTTTTAGGTCTTGTTAATGCATTAGCAATAAAACCAAAGGCAGTTCAAGATTTTATGGTGCATTATCAACACGGAGCAAAACTATATGCTAATTTAATATCATATGATGGAAAAATATTTTATAATAATTTAAAAGATTACGGTTTGTATGGTTTTAAATCAAGTGGAGCAAGTCGTATGCCATTGTTTGATAGTAATACTTATTTGAATGACGGGTTTTCTATGTGGGAATATCTTTGCGGTAAAGCTACTATTACGGGCACAGAAACTAAAATAAGAGCATTTGAAAGTTGGTCTACTGTATACGGTTCCGATGAATTTGTAGATAAGGTTAATTTTATTGACTATATGTACGATTATAAAAACTTTTATTTAAGCAACAAAAACATGTTTACGGAAGCAGTACCAGAGGATTTTTTCTGGGCATATTTTAAATTTGTCGGCGCTGGTGCTCATCAAGAAATGGCGAAAAAACAGCCGGCTAAATGGAAGCATTTTGTGCAGGACATAGTAGATAACTCAAAACTTGCGAAGGAAAGCATTAATATATTTATTAATTACTGTTATCACATAACAGGATATGGTTATATATTGGATAAATACTTTCAATATTCTGCCAGTCTACAAAAAGATATTGAGAATCCATTGCCATATAGAATATCAAATCACGTAGAAAAAATATATTCAAGTATTTTTAACAATCCTGTAGAAGTTGAAAGTTTTAAAAAGCAAATAGAATATTGGAAACATGCTGGTATTGATGGTCACTGGCAAAACAAAAGACACCCATCAGATGTTTTTGCTGGTTCATTTGCGAGTAGATACAAAAAAATGTATGGAGCTGCTTTAGAAAATTTTAATAATGCAGAGAGCACTGAAGAATCTGATACTGCTGCGCCAATGTCAGTTGTCGGAAGAAAACCTACGACAGACAAAACAATAGAGTTAATTAAGCCTAATGAAACCATAAATATTATGAATTTACCATTTTATTTATTTTCAGATGCTTTTATTATTTTATATGCTTTTGCCTATAAAAATACACAGTATCGTTCATTATTTTTAAACACAGTAAGTTTTGATATAAAGGAAACTGTTAGTGCAAAAGATTTGGCAAATTTAGTTTCAAATTCTACATACACTGATATTTTGATACCTAAAATAAAAATAAAAAATTGATATGAAAGAAAAGAGTACCAAAATACATGTTGATCATTATTTTGAAGGAATGTTAGTAGCTACTGATTATACTAGGAAAAAGAATTTAATTGGTATAGTTATTGGATGCGAAGAAAGATGGTGTTTGAGTATAAATCGTACTGCTATGCTAGTTGTATTTTTTGCAGAAAATAAATTTTATGAAGAATGGATGCACAATTTAAACATGTTAAGGTGATATTATGTTAATAACGAAAAGTAGAATTATTCAAATATTTGGAAATAAAAACTACAAAGCTTTTAAAAAACAATTAGCAGAAGCAAAAAGAAAGAGAAAAACAAAAACAGTACCTCAAAATACTGGAACAGTTGTTGGTCAAACTTACACTCCAGCAAATTTTCCATTTAATACAACTAAAATTACATGTAGTATTGATAAAAGAATGTTGCCTGGTGGCGAAGTAAGTAAAAGAATGGGTCTAGATACTTTTTTACCAATGGACGCAGCTGTAGTTGAGAGTGAAGCTGAGTTATATAGAATAATAGATTCAATTGAATACGCAGCTATAAAGAAAACTAAAAAAATAATAGGCACAAAAGGATTAGCTAAGTTGCCAAAAGGAGCTGTGACGCCAGATTCAGAGTCAGAATTTGGTGCATCATTTGCTGGTGAACTGGCAGCAGCTTTAGAGTTTGGTAAACAGCATGCTAAAAGATTTAAAGCACCATTATATATTGTTAGAGTACCAAATTGTCAAGGTTGTTTGTGCGCAACTAGTGACATGGGGGATTCTTTTGGCGGGCGTAAAGGAAAATTTTACAAGAAAATGAAACCATTTAATATTCCTTATGACGCAGCTGGTGGGCTGACTAAAAAAGCTGATAAAACACTTAAATCTAAAGGGAAAATAACATTTGATATTCATCCTCAAACTTTTCACCCAGCATTTGGTGGTAGTTTTGAAATAGATATGACAGAAACGCCAACTGAAATATATGAATTAATAGGCGATATAGCAAACCCTGCAGCACTGCAAATGAAAAGAATTTTATAAAATGTTATACTATGTTATATAATCATAAAAAGTTAGGGGGTGCTATGATTACGTCGTATACAAATATATGTTTTAGCGAACAAAATACGTGGGAAACCAATGTAATTGAAAATTTAGGAAAACAAACAGCTGTATTTGTATGTATTGATGAATATCCGGAACAATATAGAAATAATTTAAAATATATTGAAAGTAACTGCAAAATATATATTTCTAAAGAAGTACATGAAATAAGTAAAATTAATTTATTTTATGAGCAAATATCAAAAGATTTTGATTTTTTTGTCAGCACTCAAAAAAGAATGTTTGCGCACGAAGCCTTTTCCAATGTGCCACCAACAAAAAAATACAATATACCAGTTTTTATAAATTGGTGTGAACCATTACCCATTGAAAAGAAAAAAGAAAATTATTTGTTAACAAAGCAAAATAAAATAAGTTTCATGCCAGGTAAAAAAAATTTTTTAATTGGTCATAGGTTAAGGCATCACATATATGATAAAATAAAAAACAGAAGAAATGTTATTAATAATAATTTTGTTTTATACCCATCTAGCACGTGGGTGGAAGATAAAAAAAGCATATTTGAAAATAATCAATATTCAATAATAATAGAAAACATACATACCCCAGGTTACATGTCAGAAAAAATAGTTGACTGCTTATTAAGAGGCTCAATCCCAATTTACTGGGGTGCAAATGATGTTATACAAGAATATTTTGATACAAAAACTGTTTTGTTTTTTGATAGTGAAAGTCAATTTGAAAATATCGTTAATAATATTGCAACTGATGCTTTTTACAAGAGTAATATTGAATCAATAATTAATAACATGATTATTTGTGAAAAAAACCTAGATAAGGGTAAAGATAAAATAAATCCTTTTTATTATTATTTTATAAACAATATTTTAAAAAATATTCTATAAAATGTTGTACTATATTATATAATCATATATGGAGAATATATGTTATATAATGAAAATACTGATCGTGCTAAAAGAGGTAAAAAATTTCAAACGGAATTTTATAATTTAATGTTAGAAAACAAGTTAAATGTTATTCCTACTTGGGATTATTTTAAACAAAAAAATAAAAATTACACAAAGGTAGATTTAGCAAAATTAGAATTAAGAAATGGTGATATACTTTTATTTGATGAACGAAAATATATTATTGCACATTTTGAATTATTTACTTTGTTAAATGATGATGGGCTGTTCCCTGTTTCAAAAACTAAGAATTTTATTGGTGATAACAAATACTATGTAATTAAACTGTTGTCAAATGATGATGTGTATCTAATGCATTCTAAATCATGGAATAGCTATGCACGTAAAATTAACAAACAAGTTAATGTGCATGGTAAAGATTTTTACTGCTATAATAAGAACATAATATTAAATTTTAGAAATAAAATAAAAATTGATTGTGGTGTAAATGGTAACATAGGATCTATAAAAGATTTTGTTTTAGGTTCAAATCCTAACAATCAAAAAACTTACTTACACAACGAGGTTAAACATGCAAACTCCAGCATACAAAGTAAATGACTGGGTTATTTTGACACAAAAATTTGTAGTCGACTTAACTCATATCAAAAGAAAGAAAACACAGCCATACTTAGCAAAGATAGTAGAAGTAAAACCTACTGTCAGCTTAGGCCCATGTTACGTTATAGAAATTAACGGTGAACGTCAAAAGTTATGTTATTGGGAAACTGATATAGAAAGAAAGTTTGATAGAAACGCTAATGAAGATTTACTATGGCAAACATGGGGTGATAAATGAATAAAAACATTAAAAACTATTTTAATTTTCTAATTGCTATTTATGATACTGAGATTAATATATTTTATGATGAAATAGAATATATTATAAGTTGTATACGGGCAAATAAAAAACATTTAGAGTATCCTGAGTATGACACAAACACGTGGGTAAAATTTGTCAATAGCATAAAAAACCATTTTCATTTTGACCGGACTTGCATTTTACAAATTAAATAATATTTCACAATACTTATAATTAGTGACTTATTTTTAAGGGAGGTGTTATGTATGTTATTTCTTGCGTTAGGCTGTGTTGATTATGGTGTCATAAAAACTGATCCAAAACAACCGACATTATTAGTTCATCCACAGCACATTGATTTTGGCCATTTGCTGTCGGGGCATGAAAACGCAAGTGAAAACATATATATTATAAATTCGGGGGACTCTGATTTAGAAATCTTGTCCCCCGAGTTAATTTCTGGTAATAGTAGATTCTCTATTGATACAAATATACCACTTGTTATAGGCATCGATGAAATAGTGGAATTAAAAGTTGACTATACGCCTGAAACTTATGAAGCAAATGGAGGAATAGTAAGAATAATCAGCAGCGATGAGGAAACGACCACTGTAGAAGTTACACTTGAAGGTTACGGCGACGCCCCAGTGCTAAATATAGAGCCAGAAACTATTGATTGGGGAGACATCACAATCGGCTGTGATATTGAAGAACGTATAACGATAGAAAATAGTGGCAATCTAGATTTGATAATTGAAGATCTAGATCAATTAGTAAATTCACCAGTGGATATAATTTTAGAAAATGGCACATTGCCATCTACGCCGTGGGTAATACAACCTACGCACCAGTTAGACTTTTTAGTTTCTTATATACCAAACGATATTGGTAATGATGAAAGTATTATAAAAATTACCAGTAATGATCCACAGAAAGCGGAATACCAAATTACTCAAAAGGGTTATGGAGAAGTTGAACAATGGTATGATGAAACTTGGGTCCAAGATGAGGTACCAGTTTTAGATATATTGTGGGTAATTGATAACTCAGGCTCAATGAACCGTTTTCAAACTAATTTGGCTAACAATACTGGCGTTTTCGTAAATGCATTTTTTAATGTTGGTGCTGATTTTCACATAGCAGTTATCACAACTGATGATCCTTCATTTACTACGATCGTAAGTAATAGTACTCCAAATGCTTCAAATGTATTGGCACAGCTTTTAATGCCAGGAATAGGCGGAAGTGGTATAGAACAGGGTATAGAAATGTCTTTTCAGTCATTGTCTAATGGTTTATACAGTGGTCCCGGGAGCCCATTTTTTAGAACAGATTCTAAACTAGTTGTAATATATGTTTCTGATGAGCAAGATTGGTCGTACAATGGTTGGCAAACATATACTACATTTTTTGATAGTTTGAAACCAGCTGGTGATTTTATACCGTACGGTGTAATAGGTGATATACCTAACGGGTGCCAACTTAGTAGTTGGGGTTATAACGTTGCTCAACCAGGTTATGGTTACCATGAATTAATCAATCATTACGGAGGAAAATGGTACTCTATTTGTGCGGAAGATTGGGGGATGCAATTGCAAGATTTAGCTGAAGAAGTAAGTACTTCTAGATTTTTTCCGCTTAGTGAAAATGATGTTTTAATTGAAACAATAGAAGTTACAGTCAACGGTCAGATAAGTGCTGATTGGGAATACATTGAAGATGATAACAAAGTTTCATTTTTTGAAGACAGTGTGCCGGAACCAGGGCAAACAATTAATGTAAAATATGCTGTCAGAGGGTGTGGAGAATGATTGAAAAAAGTGAAAAAACAGACATGGTGGTTATTTTTTCAGCTTTGTTTTTGTCTTTAGTTTTGGGTATGATTGTTGGTTTTAATATGAAATTAGTATATGAATTAAATACTTTTAAACAGTACAGCTGGGAAAATCCACCTAATATAGTCAACTGTTACGGCAAAGAATTTTCTGAGCAATCAATTAAAAGAGCAATGACGTATTGGACTAGAAAAGGTGAAAAGTTTGGTTTTTATGAACACAGACCTCCTAAAAACTTGTGTGATAAAAAATATATCCCGGGTTTTATAATTTTAAAAAAAGTTAAAAAGAGAGATGTTCATATAAATGAAACAGCGTTAGCTGCTACAATAAGGCAAACTAGTTTTTTAAATATTATTTCATCAATAATATATTACAAAGAAGAAAATTACAAATTACATCTATTAAATGAACATGAGTTAGGACATGCATTAGGTTATGCGCACGTAAAAAAAGCCGGACACATAATGCACCCTTCATTTTCTTTAATGGGTCCAAATTTTTACGTTCCTTAAGGAGAAGTTTATGTTAAATATGTTTATGTTTTTTGCATGCGCAGATATGGCACCAGAAAGCGTTGAAAAAGAAATTCAGTATGTTTACACAGAAGAATGCGCAACATTGAAAGGGAAGCAAATTTGCGACTTTATGGCTACAAACGAATATGATCAGCCGGTGTGGTTTCATGACATAGATGGACCAGTAGTCATGGACCTTAGTGCAATGTGGTGTGCACCGTGCCAAACTGCTGCACAGGACTTGTCAGATTTGCACGATCAATATCCTGATGTTACTTTTTTAACACTACTTATTGAAGATGGCGTAGGTAATCCGCCAGATGCAAATGATATTGATGGGTGGAAAAACTCATTAGGAGTTGATACACCAGTTTGGGCAAGTAGTAGAGAAATTTTGACGTCAAACCCTACAGAAGTAGAAAACAAATTATACTTAGATGCATGGCCAACTTTTTATGTATTCGATGAAAATAAAACAGTCATAGATTACGTAAGAGGATACAACAAACAAATTTTAAGTGAATACGCTAGTAATTTATAAATGGTATCCATCATCAGCACCCGCATCATAAAAATAAAACCCGGCACCATCCGATTGCCATGTGCCACTATCACGTCTAAACTGTACAGTTATTGTTCCTGGACCTGTGTTATTTGCAGCAAAAATACAGATAGGGTAGTACACGCCGGCGTTCAATGTGATGTTACCACTTGACGCGGTTACCACAGAGTGAAGACCACCATTGTTGACAGTTGCATCAGCATTAACCATATTTGCATTTGTTTGCTGCGCAGCATTTCGAGGTTCGTTTGTATCTTGTCTATTAATCCAGAGAAATGAAGCATCATCTGAAACAGTACGGAATTGCCATGTAGACGATGATGCATCAGGTAAAAAATAGCCACGCCATATTAAGGCATCCGTCGTCCCTATTGAAAGTTGGAAAATATTTGTGTTTGTTGTTTCGAAAACAGGGTCCCCACCGGAAGTTGCAACTGCAGCAGGGTCTGCATAATAAGCATCGTCCCAGCCTTGCCTGTATAAGCCCGAAGTGTAAACTTTTAATTGCCCTGGGTTTTGTATATCATTAATTATCACAATGCTCTCCGATAATAAAGTGTAACTTTTAAACCTCTGCCACCGGTGCCGGCTGTGTCGACATCAATTCTAATTTGCGCATCATCATTTATAGATGTATTTGTAAGTACACAAGCAGTTGAAGCTGTTGTAGATGTTGATTCGTTACCGTCAATACGTAAACGTGATCCTGAAGCTGTTTCATCCATAATAGTGGTACCATCAACATGTATATCAACTGTTGTTAATGTTGTAGCTGCAGTCGTCAAACTAGCTCTCGGCGGCTGGTATAATTCCATTGCAAAAGGTGCTCTAAAAACAGCTTGAGCTGCACCAACTTGAATATCTGTATTGTCTGCAGTTACGGAAATAATCATATAATCTTCAAAACTTGCTTGTTGTTTAATATCTAAACTACCACTTACAATGACGTCTCCACCAAAAACAGAGTTTTTAGCAGCGTTTCCTGATAACCCTATTGTACCAGAAACGAAAAGCGAAGTATCTATAGATGAGGCATCAGTGTTTGAAAGATCATTTTCATGCAATAAAATAGATCCAGATTTAGTTATCATAAACCTATCCGCAAAATTTGATGTTGCCGTTGCTCCGTTAAATGTCCTCGTTCGAATAGTGAAATCTGCATCAAAACTATCACCACTATTTCTTTTAGTTATAATACGTGCATTTTCAATAGTTTGGTTGTAAAAAGATATGAACATGTCTCTATCAGCTGATGTGTCAGAAACATTGTTAAATGCTAAATCAGCACTTAAACTTGAAGCTACTGGTTTCCATATGTTAACGTAACCATTGCCAGCATTAGTACTTGACCCCATGTTAATTTGTCCATCATTACCAGTAGTAGTAGCAGATGATGTCATAGTCAATAGTGCACCACCATTCGCACTGTCAAACCTAAATTGAAAATCTGCATTACTATCCGGATTAAAATATGCTCTATTAGGTTGTCTGGGATATACTATATCACCATCCACAAGATCTTCTGTAAATGTGTTAAAATTAGCCATAAATGTTGCATATCTTACAACACCACTTGTATCGCCTTCTCCAAAAAAGTCAATTCTTTTTCGAACATCAATGTTTGGTCCAATAGGCACATCAATATTATCAAAGTCAAATTTTATTCTTTGATTTGATACTTCCGTACTTAGACCACGAAGTGTATCACATTCCCATTCTTTGTCACTAGTAAGAATAGCTGCATTTGCTGCAGTGGTACTACCAGAAACTGTTGTTCTAAACACTAATTCAGAACCAACACCATGATTGACAAATGCTTCATTTTCATCATCTGATATGTGTACAATTTGTATGTTTCTAGCCAATATTTGTGCCGGCGTAAAATAAGGCAGTTCGTCATCTGTGCCGCCCCTTATTGAAAAATTTATCATCCCTAATGTTTTATCAGCGTCGATATTTTTTCCTCGTCTTACGATGCCTAACTCTGGAAAAGTGCTAGCTGATCCTGTTCGTTCTACGTGTAAAGTAAATGCGGGACCAGGGTTGCCAATCCCTAAACGCCCTCTCGATGTTATTCTCATTCTTTCTGAAACAAGGGAGCTATCTTCTTGCCCGGTGTTAAAAACTATTGATGTTGGTTTATCAGATGCATAATTCCATGTATCGCGATCTGCCTTTGCTTGTATAGATGCTACTGCCACTGTGCCGGCATAACTATCATCAGAGCTATTCCAAACTAATGATCCAAAAATTGTATTGTTGTCATCAGGTAAGTCAGATGAAGCTACTGCAGAAGATGATCTTATATAACTGAAAGTTGGTACACTTCCTACTCTTTCAATAATCATTTGGCCATCAAACATGTTTTTGGTTGTATTAATCCCTAATTTATTTGGCCTAAATGTACCTGTCACATATAAGTCACCTAAAACATAAGCATCATTTTCAACCCTTGTGTTTCCACCTGCATCAACTACAGCCCTAATAGCTGAGTTTGTTTTGATTTGAAAATCATGAGAGCCTATAGTGCCAACACTTCCAACGCTGCCGCCACCGGAAGTATCACTGCTTGCTATAAAGGATTGTACATTATTGCTTTGATTACTTGATTTTAAAATTATTTCCGATAATTCGTTTTGAGTAGCATTATCGCCAATTATAATTTGTGTTGTTCCAGAGGTATCATTTACGTGAAGCCTAGAATCAGGTGTAGAAGTACCAATTCCTATATCTCCGGAAGCTGATACTATCATTTTTGCACTGTTGTTAACAACAAATTTTACATCATGATCTGAAAGAGATCCTAGTTGTACATAACCAGCACCACCTTGTGTACTTACTGATCCGAATGAACCAGTGACAGATTCATCTCCATAGAATGCTTTTGTGCTGATTGAACTAAAATACGTGCTTTTATTAAGACCATCACCAACAGTTATGGTGGTATAAAGTGCACCTGACACGTGTAAGTCTGTTTCAGGAGAAGTGGTACCAATACCTACACTATTACTTGGTACCAGAACATACCCGTTTTCACCCCCTACCAGAACTGTGTTGTTTGACCCACTTAAATTTAAATCTTCGCTAGAATCCAAATAAAGGGTTCCTTTGACCGACTGTGCTGTACCTGTCACAGCATCAGTTCCTCCACTAAATGTTTGATCTTGATTTAGCGGGCTGTCATTTGTTAGTGTGGAAAAATTTGCTTTGAAATAAAAGCTGTTTCCAGATGATCCTGCTGTTGTCGCTGTAAGGTTGATACCCCCATTAAAAGAACCGTTTTCTATCGCAGTTATATCTGCTCTATTGGCAATACTATTGTTGTAATAACGTACTTCAGCAGACCCTCCATTAGTCCCATCATATATGGTAACTCCCGATGCGTTGATGGCACCTATAATTCTATCTCTCATTGTTGAGAAACTTGATGCATCTCTTTTGATAAAAACTTTATTTGCAAGATTAGGACCTTGGGATGATATATCGTCCTTGATAAAATATGTAAAGCTTGTTCCGTCGTTAAGTATGAAAGTTGATCCATCTCCTGGTGCTGAATATGGGTCTTGGAGTCTTAAACCACCGCTACTATTTCCATTTAGAAATGCTGCTTCTGCAGGGGTGCTAGTTGTTCCTTGTGTAACAAAAACAATGTCTTTTTGCTGACTGTTGGTGATAACTCTCAAGACTTCATCATTTGTGCCATTGCCCGATATCTCAACAGATCCTGTGCAAACTATGGCAACACCATCTTGTGATGCGTAACTTGTATCTATAGAACCGCTTACAACAATACCCTCGTTAAAACGCATTGTAGCAGTTCCCATATTTTTTATTTTTGCCATAATTTGTCCTTTTTTTTTATAAAAACATAATTTGGTGATTATAATAATCTAGTCATGCAAATGACGTCTACATTTTTATCTATATTTTATTATTAATTATACTTTGGAGAATAAATATATGTCAAAACTATATCCTTTAATGAATTCTTTTGATCCTTTTTCACGTGACATGTCAAGTGTTTTCGATGCAATGGATCTTTTTTTTCCAACTAATTACAAAAGTAGCAAACAAAAATCATCTGGAATTTTAGCCAACGTCAAAAAGTTGGATGACAGATACACATTAGAGTTATCAGCGCCTGGATTTTCTCGAGATGATTTTAGCTTAAATGTTGAAAACAATGTTCTTACTGTACGCGTTGAAAATTCCACTGATTCGAATAAAGACAGCGGGTATATCCATAGAGAGTTTTCATATAATAACTTTAGCAGATCATGGACCTTGCCAGAAACTGTTAATTTAGAAATGATATCAGCAAAATACGAAGCTGGTCTTTTGCTAGTAAATGTGCCATTTAACGTTGAAAATAAAACAAAATCTTTCAACATTGATATTGATTAAGAAATAGCTGTTAGTATTAAAATTATAAGAGGGCGTATGTCCTCTTATTTTTTGTTTCGTAATATGTTAATAATTTCTTCTGCTTGTTTTCTCATCCAGTGCTGAGCTTCTTGCTCTGTAGGAAATGAATATGAATCTGTGCTTAAGCTAGGATTAGATTTACATTCTATTTTGCATGTGTATTTATCACCATTTGCAAATATAACTGAGTTAATATCCGGATGATCTTGCCAATTATATGGATCAGTTTCTATTGTATGATAATTACGACCAATTTCTTCTGAGATAATATATCTAATATATTTTTTTAAATTAAATTTATACATTTTAAATTTGCCTTTATAATTTAATTAATTCAATTAATTACTGACTTAAATTGAATTAATAATTATTAACTTACTTATAGGAGCTATTATGAATAATTATAAACATAAGAATTTATATTCTTTTAGTGGAGAAGAAAATTACTTAAGTATGTATGCATACTCAGTTTATTTAAGATCAGGAGGAGATGCAATTACTGGCCGTTTTCAAATTACTATTGATACAGTGCCTGAATGGGAGGCTGATGGATCTACACATGTGTCTGTATACTGGGCAAAATTAGAAAAGTGGACAGACAAAGGATTTGTATTAGTGTCGAGTTACAGATTTGATATCACTAATCATAATATATCAGATATAGAACATCTTTTGGCTTCACATTTTGAATCATTTACTTTAGGTACATATGTTGATGGTGCAGTATCAAATCCAGTTGATACAAAGCCAAAAAAAACAAAAAAACCTAATAAGTCAAATGAAATAAAAAAATTAGCTGACAAATACATAAAAAACGTTAACAAAAGTAAAAACAAAAAATATTTTGATTTTTTATAATTATTTTCTGCAAATATTGCAAAAACATTCTGAGCTAGTTATATTACATATATCAGGAGGTCAACATGTCTAGAAAAAAATTATACAATTCAATCAAACAACAGATTATGCAAAACAACCCAGAGGAATTTGCTGCTTATAAAAAGAAGCGTGTTAATACTAGTATGAGAGAACAAAAAGCTCAGCACAGTGTTGAATGGAAACAAGATCGCCGTCAAAAACGCAAACCAGAATTCGATTGGGATATTAAGGAAAATGATTTAGTAAAAATAAAAGTAACTGGAAAAAACGCAGAATGGCAATTTGGTGGCACACCACTGGAAGAAATTGAAAACACTGTGTTTATAGTAATAGCTAAATCAAAACGTAATCCTATTAACTGGGGTCTTTGTGAAAGCGTTGATAACATGTGGGGCCGAATGCATTCTGATGAAAAGACCGAGTTTGCAAACATCATTGGTGGCGTTCATAATGTTTGGATAAAAGTTTCAATGCTAAGAAAAATATAAAAAAAATTATTTTTTTTCAAGCAAAATCTGCAAATATTTCTAAAATCAATTATATTATATATACAACTTAACCAATCAACTAACTTATTTTTTCGGAGTCTTTATGTCTACAAAAACAACTACAACAATCTCTTCATTTCTTGCTGTTGCATCTAAGTTGCCACCAGAAATTGCTGTCTTAATGCAAGGTCCTACTGGTATCGGTAAATCTTTTTTAGCTAAACAAGTTGCTGAGGATTTAGATTTACCATTTATCCCTGTCTTTGGTTCTACTATGTCTGAAGGTGATGTAGGTGGTTATCCAGATATTGAAAGTATGAAGGAAACCGGTGTCATGACTTTCTGCATGCCTTCTTGGTTTATTCGTGCTTGTTCTGAGCCATGTGTTGTAATGCTAGATGAGCTTAATCGTTCTCTTCCTGGCGTTCAACAATCATTCTTCCAATTAGTTTTAGATAGAGCTCTTGGTAACGACAAAAACGGTGCTCCATATAAATTGCATCCAAATACAAGAATATTTGCTGCGGTAAATGTTGGTTCAGAGTATGATGTCAACGAAATGGACCCTGCACTTCTTCGTCGTTTTTGGGCAGTTAATCTTGAACCTAGTACACAAGATTGGGTTTCTTGGGCTAAGAATAATTCTATAGATAAATTGTTAGTAGAATTTATTCAACAAAACCCTGTTCATCTTAGAGTCGATCCATCAACTGTTGAACCTGGAACTGTTTGTCCAAACCCTGCTTCTTGGCACAGAGTTGATACCTGTCTTAAGCATATGGGTGTCAATCCTAGCAGCTATGCTGGTAAGGAAATGCCTGATTATGTATACACTTTATTAATTGGTATGGTAGGTGTAGAAGCTGGTATTGCATTTAACACTTTTGTCAAAAATGCTGAAGCAAATATTACTGCTGAAGACATTCTAGCTGGGTATGATTTAACTAAACTAGAAGGTGTTTCAACTGGCATTATTATTGGTATATGTGACAAACTTAAGGAACATTGCATGGATAACGACTGGGATGCATCTGAAGCAGCTAATGTAGCAGCCTTCTCTGAAGTTATTTCAGACGAGCTTACTGTTACACTTTGGGGTAATATTTCATCTTCTGGTAATCTAAAAAATATTAGTGCTATTCACAAGCTTATTGGTGCAAAAGTAACTAAGATTGTACAAACTTCTAGAAACTTGAAATAATATTAGTATCATGTGCAGAGAGGTCTTTCTTTGGCCTCTCCTGCTTGGAATATATTATGGTAGGTAAATTAGTTAAAATTAAACAATATAAGTGTGATGAGTCACAGTTTGCATTAGTAATAAGTCTCCTTAGAGGCTTAACTGATAATACTAATGATGAATATAGCGTGTACAACGTTTTGTTTAATGGGGAAATTAGACATTTTTTTCGAAGAGAAATAGAAATTATAGAATAATTTCCGGCGTTTTTTGCAATTTTTATATTACTTAGTTATATTACTAATACAACAACTAACAATTATGGAGTTTATATGTCTGCAAACACTGTTGAAACAAACAAATCTCTTATTTCTAAAGAAGTTACTCAAGAACAAATGGATAACTTCAATCTAGACTATTATTTAATTTCTCTCATGTGGAATGAGCCTTTTTATGCGCACATTATCAGACAAATTAACAAGTCTGAAACTACTAAAATTCCTACTGCGGGTGTGTATGTCAAAGACAGTGAAATACACATGATGTGGAATAGAAAGTTTCTCGCTGGTTTAAGCAAAAAAGAAGTTTTTGGCTTGCTTAAGCATGAAGCAATGCACTTAATCTTCAGTCACACTACAACACGTAGATTTGACCCACATATAGTTTGGAATTATGCTACTGATTTAGCTATTAATAGTATGATACCAGAAGATGAATTACCGGAAGGTGGTTTAATACCTAGTAAAAAATTTAAACCTCTTACTGCAGAGCAAGTTGAACAAATGGGTCAACAAGCTGCTGATAGATATGAAATGATATCTAACAAAATTGCTTCTTTTCCTAAAAACAAAAATGCTGAATGGTATTTCTCTAGACTTATGGAAGACCCTGAAGTCAAAGAGGCTATAGAATCTGCGCAAAAAATGCAAGGAAAATCTTTGCAAGATGCTTTAGCAGATGGCACTGTCAAAATAGACGAAGATGGCAACCTCGTTGACCAAGATGGTAATCCAGTTACAGTTGTTCCCGGAGAAGGTGGCGAAGGTTCTATGGATAGCCATGAAGGTTGGGATAGTATGTCTGATGAAGAACGTCAAAAAATGGAAGGTAAGATTAAGGTCGCACTTGAAAAGTCTATTAAGGAATGTGATAGAACAAATAAGTGGGGTAACATTAGTGCATCGATGCGCTCTACTTTACGTAGCTTGGTTTCACGTGAAATCCCTTGGCAATCAGTGCTTAAGCAATTTTGTGGAATGTCTAGACGTGCTGATAGAGCATCATCTATTAGACGCATACATCGCAAGTATCCTGGAATACACCCAGGAGCTTTTCGTGATTACAAATCTAATATTGCTGTATACGTAGACCAGTCTGGTTCCGTTTCAGATAGTGACTTAGAATTACTTTCAGGCGAACTTCAAAATCTTGCTAAAAGAGTAACATTTACTATGTACAACTTTGATACTGAAGTAGATGTCGACTCTGAACAAGAATACAAAAAAGGTAAGCGTATTGATATTAAGCGTACCAGATGCGGTGGCACATGTTTTACTTGCGTTATTAAGCATGCTAATTTAAACAAATCTAAGTATGATGGTATACTTATATTAACAGATGGTTATGCTTCTAAACCACAAGTTAAATCAAACCTTAAGGTAGGCTGGGTTATTGTACCAGACGGAAAACTTGCTTTCAAAAAGAAGAACAGAGACTTCTTAATAGAAATGAAAGAATAAAAATATAGACGTAGAACGCGTTTAGGGTTTTATAAAATAAAGTTCAACAACATCGATTAATAAGTAAGCGTCCTCTACCCTAAGGGACGCTTTCTTTTATAAATCTTTTGATATATTTGTGTTGTATAGATATTGACATATTGTTAAATTCTGGATATGTAGCTATTAGAAGACCTACAAAATCTCCTTTGTTGTCATATATAGGACCACCAGATGATCCTCCAACAGCAGGTATATTAAATATTGAATATGTATTATCTAACTCACCAGCATAATAACCGAACAGTTTGTTAGATAGATTTTTGCCTTTTATGCCTAAAGGATATCCTATATAATAATATAAGTCAGATCTATTTGGTTCTTTTTTAGAAAGCTTTGAAGGTTTTATACCTAGATTGTAATCACTTTCAAATAAACAAATATCATAAAAGTGATCTATACTTATAGGTTCACCGGTCCAATAGTTGCCATAAACATCAATTGCAATAGTCATACTAGCATATCTTTTTTCAATATCAACCATATATTTCCATGGTTCACAAACATGAGCAGCAGTTAATATGTATTTATCACTTATAATGACACCTGTACCTCGAGAAACATCTTCTTCACTTAAGTCAGCTGACATTAATGTAGTTTGTATTAACACAGTAGTTTCGTTAACTCTACCGAATTTAATCTCTTTTTTATTACTGATTTTTTTCACGTTACATGACATGCAACTTGAAACACAAACTAAAAAAATTATGAACAATAGTATGTTATTTAATATTTTATTAACGCTAATCATTTATACACTTCTTATTAATTAAGTATTATTTAAAATAAAATATGGAGTCGATAATATGAAATTAGTTATGTTTGATATGGATGGCACATTAACTGATGCTAGAAAACAAATATCTTTGTCAATGATGACAGCGCTAGGTAACTTACAAAAAAGCGGTTATAAAATAGCTATTGTGACTGGTTCCGACTTAAATTACATAGAGCAACAATGTGATCCAATTTTTGATATAGGTAGTCCTGTTGATCCAACAGCTATTCTATACTATCCTTGCAATGGCACGAAAAAATATAATTTTTCAAATGGTAGGTTTTCTTGCGAGTATACTCATAGTTTGTGTCATCATGTTGGAAGAGGAAGATACAGCGATATGATTAAAGCAATATTTGACTGTCAAAGTTATTTATTAAGATTAGAAGGTACTGATGGAATATTGTTGACTTCTACGTTTATTGTCTCGCGCGGATCTATGATAAACTGGTCACCTATAGGTAGAAATGCTGATAGTAATGATAGAGAGAGATTTGTTGCAGTTGATAAAAAGTATAACATAAGAATGAGTATTTTAGAATACATCGATAAAAACTATAAAGATTTATTTAAAGGTGTCACAGTAAAGTTAGGTGGTGATACTAGTTTTGATATATTCCCTACGGGATGGGATAAAACTTACGCTTTAAATGATCAATTAAACAGTGATATTAAGTACGAAGAGATTATCTTTATGGGCGACCGTTGTGAAGACAATGGCAATGATAAAGAAATTTATGACGCATGTAAAAAATTAGAGAATGGAAAATCATACAAAGTAAGAAATTATTTTGAAACAACATACATTATTGAACAAATTATTGGAGGTAAAGATGAGTAGTGAAAATGAAACAGGCACAATAACAGAATCTGAAAATACACAAGCAGGTGAAATGCAACTTGAGCTGACAGATGATGTTTTAGATAGTTTGGGTTTAATTAAAAGAGAGGATATAGAAAAAATTGCATCCAATAGAGATTTAAAAATACAGCTTATTACTCAAGCAAAAGAAATACTATATAGTAACATTCAGATGCACTGGGAGATAAATAAAGAATATAAAAAATTGCCAGATGCAAAAGAAATAGTTGATTGCGCAAGTGTATTATATGACTTTGTCACCCAGATAGATGATTGATGTTTAAAGAAGGAGACCTATGTCGTATTGATTTTTCAACAATAGAATCAACCGCAACACTAGATAATACTTTTGTAATGGACAATTCTTATTTTTTTGATACATCACTTGGGTTTGGTGAACATAAATTAATACTTTTTTTAGAAACTAAGTTTATGGGAGATATATTGAACGAAGACGTTTTTCAATCAACAGTTTTTTGCGTTAATGAATCGTGTTTTTATCACATTATATTTCGTGCAGACATAATAAATTACACACTTATAGGAGAATTCGATAATGAATAATTACGATATTAAAAAATATTTCCCGTATGACACTGTCAGGGAACAGCAAAGGAATATTATAAATTTTGCGTTACATAATTTTTTGCAAAATAATAAAAAGTTTGTCATAGTAGAAGCTGGTACTGGTATTGGTAAATCTGCTATTGGCGTTACAGTAGCCAATTATCTTATTGATCATTTAACAGATGAGACAATGAATAAAAAAGGCGCTTACTATCTTACTACGCAAAAAGTATTGCAACAACAGTATATCAAAGATTTTGCTACCGTAGATTATGTAAAAATGAAGTCTTTACAATCAGCTTCAAATTATCGTTGTAAATATTATACAAATCAAACTTGTGCAGAGTCTTTGCCTGAACTAAAGGTATCTAAAGACGATAGTTTTAAAATGTGCTGTGCCATTAACTGTAATTATTCTAATGCTAAGAAAGAGTTTGATGAAAGTAATAATGGTGTCACAAATTTTTCTTATTTTTTAACTGAAAAGAATTATAGTGGCAAGCTTTCTAATAAACAAATAATGGTTATTGATGAATGTCATAACGTTGAAACTGAGTTAAGCAAGTTTGTAGAAATGACTTTTACGCAATATTTTGCTGAAAAAATATTAAAGTTAAAAGTGCCTGAATTAAAAACCCAGTTCCAAGTTTTGAAATGGATTAAAGAAAATTATCTTCCAGCACTAGTAAAAACTCGGAACAAAATGGAAAAAATGATTGAGTCGACTGGTATAAAAGATCGTATAACGGAATTTGTCATGTTAGAAAAAAAGTGGAAAATGGTTGATGGCCATTTGCAAAAAATACAGAAGTTTTTTACTATATACAATAAAGACAACTGGATTATGAATATTGTAAAAACTGATAGGAAAAATTATACTAAGTGGGAATTTAAACCTATTGATGTAAGTCCTTACACTAACGAAGTTTTATTTTCAAAAGCTGATAAAATACTAATGATGTCTGCAACTATTATAAACAAAGATGCTTTTTGTGAAGTTTTAGGAATTAAAAAAGAAGAATGTGCATTTATTTCTGTGCCTAGTCCTTTCCCAGTAGAAAATAGACCAATATTGTTTAGTGGTGTTGGTTCAATGAGTTTAAATAATATTGATGCGTCTCTACCTAGAATGGCAGTAGCAATTCAAACAATATTACAAAATCATAAAAATCAAAAAGGCATAATTCACTGTCACAATTATAAGATAGCTAAGTATCTCAAGGAAAAGTTAAAAACAAAAAGACTATTAACACATACAGCTGAGGATAGAGAAAAGGTTTTAAACAGACATATTTTTGAGAAAGCACCAACTGTTTTATTGTCTCCATCGATGCAAGAAGGTGTTGATTTAAAAGGAAAAGCTAGTGAATTTCAAATATTGTGTAAAGTGCCTTACCCTTATTTAGGTGATAAACTAGTAAAGAAACGCATGCATAAATGGTCATGGTGGTATCCTTTACAAACGGTAAAAGTAATCATACAATCTGTAGGTAGAAGTATTAGATCATCTGATGACAAAGCAGTAACATATATTTTAGACAGTGATTGGAACAAATTTTATGGTAGGAATAAAGATATATTCCCAGTTGATTTTCGAAAAGCAATTTTAAAGTGAGGTAAAAAATGATTATAAAAGATATATACGAGTTAAAAAAGAAACTAGAAAGCGCAAACCATCTTAGACCCATATATTTAACGTCAGGTGGTTTTGACCCAATTCATCCGGGGCATGTAAGGTGCATTAAACACACCGGCACTTTAGCAAATAACCCTCATAGGCATCCATATTATGATACTGGTATAGTTGTTGTAGTTGTTAATTCTGACAATTTTTTAATTAATAAAAAAGGTTTTGCATTCATGTCACTAGATGAAAGAATGGAAATAATTGATGCTATTTCTGGCGTAGATTTTGTAACTTCATGGGATAACACAAAAGATGACACTACAGTTTGCAAGCCAATTGAAATACTAAAACCAAAATATTTCACAAAAGGTGGAGATAGATTTGATGCTAGTACTATTCCGGAATGGGAAACATGTCAAAAAATAGGTTGTGAAATAATGACTGGTGTCGGGGCTGGTGGAAAAATTCAATCATCTTCTGATTTGGTAAAAAATCTATTAAAACAAATATTTAAGAAGGATCAAAAAAATGAGTAATATTAAAAGAGTAAAAAAACCTTGGGGTAGAGAAGAAATTTGGGGTGATATTGATGGTGTTTGCATAGGCAAGTGTATATTTATCAACATGGGCGAAAGACTTTCTAGACAGTATCATGAAAAAAAAGAAGAGGCAATCTACGTTGTAAGAGGTGTGTTAAGATTAGAAATAGGCGAAGATGCGGACGGAAATCCGGAACAAGTTATGACTGGAGGCCCAGGTTTTACGTATCATATTAAGCCTGGTTTAATACATAGATTTTGTTCAAATGGCGGTGACGTAATGCTTTGCGAAATTTCTACATATTACCCGGATGACGTTGTCAGATTAAAAGATGATTACAAAAGATAAACAAGAGAGGAATAATGACTGGTGCAGGCATATATGTTGTTAAGTTTAAAAATGATAAACCATTAGTTTTAGGTCTGATAGGACCTGATAATATTATCAAAGACAAAAAAGGTATATATGATCTGCCAAAAGGTCATGTGGATGGTGGCGAGTCTGTTTGGGAATGTGCTAAAAGAGAATGCTTAGAAGAAGCTGGCATTTGGTTCGACCAAAGTGATATACAATATGGCCCAATTATACATAAAAATCTTACGTTATTTATTTGCTTTGCAGAGCCTTTTGTGACATGTAAAATAAAAAGAAACCCTGTTACTAAAGAAATAGAACATCAAGGTTATAAGTGGTTAACACCAGAAGAATTAGAAAAAGATTGTTATAATTATCTCAAACCCATAATTAGGATATGTAATAAAAAATTATCAAACTTGAGATAAACATTGGAAAATTTAAGAAATTTTATTCGTCAAATATTAAATGAAACAAAATATGCACAACATCGATGCTTAGATGGTAGTTTAGTTGATCATGATTCTATAGAATGTCTAATAGATGTAGAAAAAAGATTAAAAGATATGTTGTACCATAGAGATGGGTATGACAGAGGTACAGCTAACAGAGTGCACTACAATGGCTTATTGAGCAATTTAAGGTCAAAAAGACGTAAGTTATTAAAAAAATACCCAGATTATGAAACAATAATTTGATATTATTAAAGACTTGAACATTTTTGATAAGCCATGTATAGTTATTTAACATGGAGATATTATGAGCTCAGTTTTTAGTCATCACAGAACAACAGCAGATAGATCTGCTTCCGACAAAAGACGACATAAGCAAAAAATAGAAAAAGCAATAAAAGATGGCATACACAATATTGTAGCAGAAGAAAGTATAATAGGTCAGGATGGAAAGAAAAAAATTCGTATACCAGTAAGGGGTATAAAAGAATACAAATTTGTTTATGGAGCAAATCAAAAAAACTCACAAAAAGTCGGTGAAGGCGGTGATTTAGACGTAAAGCGTGGACAAAAAATTTCACAAGGTCAAAAAAAAGGTAAAAAAGGCAAAGATAATAAGGCAGGAGATAAAGCTGGCGAAGAATATTATGACGTTGAAATAACTTTAGAAGAGTTGGCTGATTACTTATTTGCTGATTTAAATTTGCCTGACTTGCAAAAGAAAAATCTTAAAAAAATTATTTCATCTGGGTTTAAAAGAAAAGGTTACAGGAATTCTGGTATAAGACCCAGATTAAGTAAAAAAGAAACAGCGAAAAGACGCATAAAAAGAAAGAACGCAGCAATTAGATCAGGTACATATGACCCTGAAAGTGATGAGTCGTTTTCATACCACGATGCTGATTTAAGATATAAACATATTAGTAAGAAAAATAAATACGCTAGTAATGCTTGTATATTTTTCGTAATGGATGTTAGTGGATCTATGAGTACTAATAAAAAGTATTTAGCTAGATCATTCTTTTTCTTACTTTATCACTTTATCAGATCAAAATATGAACAAACAGAGATAATATTTATTGCTCATGATACTAAACCATATGAAGTTGATGAAGACAAATTTTTTAAGAGAGGCTCCGGTGGCGGAACAATTGTAAGTCCAGCTTACGAATACGTTTGCGATGCAATAGAATCTAGATACAATTCTGATAGTTGGAATTTGTATACATTTCATTGCAGTGATGGTGACAATTGGGGTAATGATAATGAAAAAGTATTAACATGCATGCAAAAATTAAAAGAAAAGTGCCAATTTGTAGGATACTGTGAAATAGTGCCTGACAATGAAAAATCGTTATGGTTAGATTCTGCGTCTCTTTCAAATACTTTAGCTCATTTGCAAGATGAGAAAATGAAAATATCGCATATAGAATCAAAAAATGATGTTTGGCCAGCTTTTACAGGATTTTTTGGAGGTATTGATGTCATTTAAACCTGGAGATTTAGTTAATTACACATGGGAAATATTTAAATCCATACCAGACAAAGATGGCAATTACAATCCAGGTAATAACGATTATGACCTCGCGGAAACATCAGTTTTGATAGACGATACTGAGAAACTTGGCGGTATAATTGTCGAATGTTTTCAATCACACATTATTTCTACAGAGATATTGGTGGAGTTAGAAAAACCAGGTGATTATTTAATTGATTATATTAATGATTGTGAAGATTTTGCAAATGTGTTATTTGGCAAAGAGTTGCATGTTTGTTCTTTCAACAATTTAAGGAAAGTGTTATGAGTTGGACATTACAAGATTTAGAAGAGTGGGATGAAAAAATATGTGATATTGCAAAGAAGCATAATTTAGATTGGTATCCTATAACATATGAAACATGTGATTACTATGAAATGTTAGGAAATATGTCATATCATGGTATGCCTACACATTATGGTCATTGGTCTTATGGTAAATCATTTGAGTTACAACATAGTCAATATCAGCATG